CTGTATTCCATCAACAAACACTCCAGAGAATTAATCTCCAGAGTGTTCTTATAAAATGCATCGTGATTACCAACCATCAAATCACAAGTGACACCCATAGATTCAAGAGTGTCAAATATGTTTTGCTTCGCCCAATTCAGACTCCAGAAATCAATATTCCTACGCACATCAAATACATCACCCATATGAATGACGTGCTTAACCTTGTGCTTAATTAGAGATGGGAAGAACACATTATCATAGAAACGTTTGAAGTAATCATGATAATCTTGATTACCTTTCTTGAATCCATAATGTGTGTCAGTAATCAGGGCAATTTTCATTTTCTAGTTTTTTGTTCAATAGTTTGTTTAATGCCGTTGTAATCTGAACTGGAGAAGTTCAACTCATTGCGGTCTGCATATAACACTTCGTCATACCCCGACCTTTCAAGAATTTTTGCTTTAATTTCTAATTGCTTCTTTTCCTTTTGAATTCTTCTGAGAAAAGCATAGTAGATAATTTGAGTAAAGTAGGCAAAAGGATTACCCCTATCTGGATCAAAGTTATCAATATACTGAACACAATTTTCAATTCCATCACTAATCATATCCTCACGAAAAGGATAGTTAATGAAGTTGGGACGATAAGAAAGATGAGTCGCAATCTTCAGGAAACATTCACCAATATAATTAGGAATCATAGGGCGAGTTTTGCCCTCTGTCAATGCCGTATCAACTTTCTTTTTGTATACAGACAATGCAGATAAGAATTCCTTATTGTCTACATAATGCTCTGGTTTCTTCTTGATTCTCATCAGTGGTCATTATCCTTTTGTGATTGTAGGTACATTATAACACATTTCAGGGGGCTTGACAAGAATCAAAATTGTGAGTAGGATCACTCTGTTAAGGTTCAAGATTAATAATAGCTTCTAATAATCTTTAAATAGTTTTTCAAATTTAATACGTGCCTCTTTAACGGTACTTTTATGACCGTTGTATTTTCTTTTACTTTGAGGTTTATGCTTTCCCACTCTACTAAGGTCGGTAACCGCTCTTTTGTATACTGTGAGTCCTGGTTCAATTAATTCAGATATTGTTACAACTTTATCATCTTTAATATATTGTACATTATCTGTTGTTGACTTAATCCATTTTGTTAATCTTATCATACCATTAGTATCTTGATTTAAAAGTTCTTCAAACATACTCATATCTTCTAGTATTAAGGCATTCTCAATAAGAATGCCTTCATCCACAACACTAATGAGTCCGAGAATTTCTTCTCCTGTGATAAGTTTTACTACTGCAAAAAAGTCATCATTCATTTTTTTATGTTTACTGGAATAATTTCGTAGTTAAAATTCTCCTCATTATAAATCTTAATTCTTTCTTTTAGGTGATTCAAAGTGTAATTACTATAATTACCTTTTGAAAAATCATCAGCAATATCATAGAGAACTGCTTGAGATTTATTTTCTCCTTTTCTTAGAACTCTACCAATAGACTGTAGGTTTCTAATCCTTGATTTACTAGGAGATGCAAATATAATATTGTGAAGGTTCTTGATATTAATGCCAGTGGAAAATGTTCCGTAACTAGCAATGATTATGCAATTATTTTGTTGTTCTGTTAATTGTCGGATCTGTTCTCGTTCTTCGGCTTCAACTCCACCGTGAACAAAGAAAACTTTTCGTTCCGACCCGATGGTACTATTTATAAGTTCGTAAAGTGGTTCACCGTGTTTCTCGACATAATTGAAGAGTAATAGGGTATTTCCGCTGATATCTCGACATAAGTTACGAATAAATTTATTTCTCTTATGGTGTGATACGATACAATCCATCTCGTCTGGATAATTAGCAAACCTAAAAGATTCGTGCTTAAGTAACAAAATTTTAATTTTAAGATCAGACAACTGACCACGCTTCATCAGTTCAGCGGTATTGGTAACTTTGTTTGAAAGTCCAAACAGTCCCTCCAAGACTAAGCGATGTGTTTTAGTTCCATCCAAAGTTCCAGTAAAACCAATTCTGTACTTTGCCTCGTGGAGTTTAGTCATAATGCTTGTGAGAGATTTTGCCTTAAAGGTATGGCACTCATCTCCAATTACTGCAGTATAACTGTCAAAATATTTTTTGGGAAGTTTGTAGACACTTTGCCAAGTGGTTATGACCACTGGCATATCAGACAGTTTTGCTTCACCAGCATAGACTTGATGACAATAGTTTTCAGCATCCCAACCATAATCAACAAAATCGTTGAAGAGTTGAGTAACCAATGATATACTTGGTACAATAATCAGAGTCTTGAGATTAGCAGCAGTAAAGTATCTTACTAAAGAATAAATCATAAATGACTTACCTGAACCAGTAGGAGACAGAATAATTCTGCGGTAGTTCTTTAATCCTCTGTAGACTGCATCGTATTGATAGTCTCGTGGTTTAATCTTCGGCGTAAGGTAATCCATATATTCCTTAATCGCTTCTGGAGAGATGTAAGGATTTGTTTCGTTAGGTTTACCGTAGAACTTATTATCTTCAAAAGCACAGGTGTACTCTCGTTCCTCTGCCCACTCCATAAGGTAAGACAATAATCCGATGTAGAGTTGTCCGTTAGATGGACTGAATAAACGAATTTTTCCATCCCACATTCTGCTCTTGAACTGTGGCATAAACTTTGCATCGGGTACTTCAAATGTAAAGTATTCCGAGAGTTCGTATTTGATGTGTGGTTCACAGTCAAGTTGAAGATATACTTCATTGCGCTTCTGAATAGTAATGTCTGCCATTAAGCAATACCGTCAATATAGGATTTCCATTGGATAGCATTTTTGATTTGATATGAACGATTGGAAATCATTTTGATGACACCATCAAGGTACTCAATAATGATTTCATACATATCAATCTTAAGTTGTAAGTCTTTAATCTCAGGATCAGATTCGATATACATTGGTAAATCTGATTTGAGAATTTTTAAGTCAAAAGGATTTTCTTTATACTCTTCAGGTTCTGCTTTGCCTGTATAGTATTCAAACTTTTTACGAGTTAATTGCTTGAGGTTAAGTGTTGCTTGTTTTTTCTTGAAGCGATAATCTGAAAAAATTTTAAAATACTTTGCGTGTAACGAAGGAATAGAAAGGGAAGCAGTATCTAGTTCTACGGGATCAATTTTAGAATCCTGCTCCCACATTGCTTGAATTTCATCAAAGGTCATTAACTAATCACATCTCCATCATCGTTCTTAATTCTATATATTCGATATTTAAAAGTCGCTTGAGCGACCATATAATCTACGTTATTATCTCCAGCATCAAACTCTAGTGCTGTTAAAGAAACGGGAAACAAATCATCGAATTCAACAATAATATTTGCTCTCCAGTTACTGTTTAAAATTTCTAAAACACCTTGACTTTCTTCGGGATTTACTGAAGTATCAAAAGTTTCTGCAAGACCAGTTTTACGCAACCATTTGTGAATCGTTGCATAGTTTGTCATATCCTCATCAATCAGAAACTTAACTGTAAGATCTTCATATTCTGTTTCAGTTCCTGCTACTGGATAATCCCTGAATGGAGTTGGAATATCAATACTGGGAATACTAATTCCTGGAATATTTGCTGACTGACAATAAAATGCTACCTTAGGAAATTTAAGTAAAGATAATTTGAATCCATTAGGAGCGAGAAAATTTTTATTTTCAATCCTTTCATTAACCCATTTTGATTGTGCCATTTTAAATAAAAATATTTAGATAAAAAAAGACCCCTCTGAGAGGGGTCTAGAAGCGCCTGCAAGGCATTGAATCACATCAGATTAGTGACTCTTACTCTTCTGTAGTAAACGTTGCTGCTGAGGTTTCCGCCCGCTACTGGATCGGAATCTGTCAGTGCAACGTCGCCTTTTGCGAATGGATTCAGGACCATACCATATCTGGTCTTGAAGCCAATCTTGGGCTGGAAGGTGTCCTGACCGATTGCACGTACCATCTGGAGAGGTACATATGGGCAATAGAACAGACCAGCATCATAAGGGGAAGTGCCCTTATAACCAGCGATGAAGAACTGAGCAGCAGTGTTGCCCTCTGAAGGCAGTGCCGAATAAGGATCAATGTAGACCTTGATACGACCGTTCAGAGTACCAACGAAGGTGTTGCCAGTGTCATCAACGTTGAGGTTGGTGTTCAGCGCAGGAGTGTAATCCAGAACGCCTGCCATTGACAGAGCAGATGCAACATCCGAAGAACAGATGAGCATGTTGCCCTTTCCTCTACGAGTCTCTTTAGCGATAGCGTTCATTTCACGCTCAATCTGGAACAGAAGACCCTTGAACTTCTCAACAGACCAACGACCGTTTGAATCAACGTCAAGGTCGAAAGTACCAGTAGAAGCAACGTTCTGCTGAGCACCAGGCTTAGCGGAGCGGAATACGGTACGAACAACTTCACGGTTGATTTCAGTCAGAATTTCTGCTGAAAGAATGTTTGCGAGTTCAGTCTCAGCATCCAGACCGTGAATTGCCTTCAGGTCTTGTGCGAGTTCGATGCTGTATTCTGCTTTCAGTGCTCTTGACTTAGCAGTAACAGCAATCTTCTCGATGCTGAATGCCATTTCAGGGAACTGATTGTTCGCTGAATCTCCAAGAGCTTCTGCAGTCGAAGTGCTCATTGCTGCGCCAGAGGTATAAGTACCTGAAGCGTTGAGTACAGCAGGGTTAGTACCAACAGGTGTAGCACCAGTTGAACCAGAAGCGGTAACGTATGGTGAACCTGAATACTGACCATTGACTTCGTTGTAGAAAGTCTCAGCACCAGTCTGGTTGGTATAACGTGAGCGCATTGCAAAGATCAGTCCAGTAGGACCGTTCATTGGTTGTACGCCACAGATGTCATAAGCAATCAGGTTAGGCATCGAACGACGGATCAGCGAGATCAGTACGGGATCGAAACCTGCGATGTTGCCAGCGCCTGTGGTTTGAGTATTGATAGGACCGCTGTTTGTAGGTGCAGCCTCGGTCAGCATTCTCTCCTCACGGAGGAACTTCTCTTGGTTTTCGAGCAGGATTGAAGTGACAGCCTTTTTGTAATTGTCCTTGATTTCAGGCAGATTGCCGTGAGACAGAACAGGTGCCCACTTTTCCTGCAGATGCTCGGTATTGAACATTTGCTTTTAACTCCTTGGAAAATGTTAGGTTTGAACTATTTATAAATTAGAAATCACTTAGAATAACGAGCGATTGCTTGAACATAAGCCTTCATATGAGCAGGAACTTCCTGTTCAATTACGGGCTCAGATGCTTCAGCGATCATTTCAGAAACTTGGGACTTGGGGAAATAATTTTCCTTGATTGTCTCAATTTTCTCACGATAAGTTTCCTCATCGCTAAACTCTACACCCTCTGAGAGGGAAGCAAGTTTTTCTTTTTGTGTGTCTGCGAGACCCTGAGATACTTCACTAACGATTGACTCCTTAATGAATTCTCCCAGTGCAGAGTTCAGTTCAATATTCTTTTCAATTTGTTCGTTGAGTTTTTGTTCCATCTCATCAAGTTTTTCTGTCATACCCTCAACCATGTCATACTTCTCTTCAGGAATGTCCATGTAGTGCTCTACAAAGACTTCCTTCAGTGCTGACATAAACGACTCTGCAATCTCGGTGCGAACACCGTGATCAACAGCGAGTTTGTTATCTTGAATCCATTGTTCTACAACGTAATTAAGGAAAGCATCAACCTTAGCGGTCATTTCTTCCTTTGCCACTTCAATTTGCTCATTCAGTTGAGCAGCATACTGCTCTTCCAGTTTCTCAATCTCTTCATTGAGTTTGGAAACAAGAGCAGCTTCAAAAATAGTAGTTGCTTTTTCTTTAAATTCTTCCGAAAGATCTTCGCCGTTTACCAGAGCATTTACATCTGCAGTAACGTCAACATCTTCTTTCTTCATCATTTTTTTGATGAGCTTTTTATCTTCTTTCTCATCTTCGTGTGCTTTTTCCTTTTCTACTTCCTTCTCTTCTTTCTTAAGAGTTGGCATTGCTTCCCCGCCACCACGGGTGGTTCCTTTACCACCACGATCACCTGGGAATGATGAACCCAGTTTAGGCATTGGGTCTTGACCACCCTCACCAGCATTAACTTGAGTTCTGGATTTCTTGACAGGAGCTGCTGCCTTAGCACCAGAGTTTTCAAACTTACCGTTGTACTCAGCAGAAGTACCTGCTGCCATTGGCTCTACATTAGCAACAGCAACTTCGGACCCAGAAGCACTTGGAAGATGTGATTTCTCTGCAGGTGCAGCACCAGCAGTTACAGCGTTTTTCATTTCTGTAACGGTCTCCGCATCAATGTTATCTGATACGAACTCCTCAAATTTCTCGTTTAACGAATTTGCCATTAAAATTACCCCTACGGATACTTTGATTTTCTAATACTTATTTATTAATTTTATAAGTTAAACAGCAGTCTCTCAAACGACTCAAGGATTTTACCCTCAAGTTGATTGCGGGAAACTCGTTCTAACTCTTTTTTAACTCTCTGAATTTCTGCTTCTTTGAGCAGACCATTCTCCCATACCCACTCCTTTCCTTCCATAATTCCATTAACAAATGCATCAGGAGCAGAAGGGTCTGCTACAATATCTGCAGCAGTTGTGAGCATAAAATCATCACGAACATAATTAGAACCACCTTTTGATTCTAAACTGCCAACACCTCTGGAAGAAACTCCCAGTTGAACACCTTCACGCAGAAGGTTTTTGGCAATGTTACCCATTGGTGTTTCAAGCAGTTTTGCTTTACCAATGAAGTTAGAACCATCTTGATAAAGTTCTACAATTTTATGAGACACTCTATCAAGATTAATAGTGGGTCCGTCAGGGTGTCCGAGTTCACCGAGAGCACGGGACTTCTCAATATAGTTTTGAGAATAGTTCGTCACTTCTCGTTGAAGAACTGGCATAGGATATACACGACCGTTACGGTTCTTGATATCTCCCTGTAGGAATACTCCCTGAATATATGTATACTCTTTTCCGTCCTTCTCTTCGGTGAGGAACTGAATGTCCTCAATGTGCTCTACGATAAGTTTCATTGTTCTTCTTCGGTAGGTTCTTCCGTAGTTTCTTCTTCTGTGGGGTTCATTAATTGCGAAGCATACTCTTGCTTATAACGCTCAAGTTGCTCAACAGACTTCTGATAAAGCAAATCAATTACTTCATCAGCAGCTTCAGAGTTTTGTCCAGAGACAATTTTATCAATCAATTCTTTAGTAACAGTCATAGTTATATTGTGAATGTATTAATTATTTAGTTTTCTAACTCTTTATTGTTAGTTTTTTTAGGTGTTTGTGCCTTTAAAGAATCTTTTGTTTTAGTTTCTTTAGGTCCATTTTTAGGTGGAGGAGTTGCCATTGGATCCTGTTCTACGGGTGCAATGGGAATATCCATCAGTTCACCAGATGCCTTTTCTTTCTTAATTTGAGCAGCAATATCAATAATTTCTTGTTCAGTTTGCTGCAGAATTTGACGTTTGATATAATCATTTGAATAATAAACGCCAAGGAAAGGTTGCATTTGATTGACGAGATTCAGACGCTCGTTAATCATTTCAATTTCTTTTAGTTCAGTGAAATGATTATCAAACAGGAAGTCATATTGAATATGCTCTTCCATAAATTCCCAATCGTCTGTGGTGATAACACCTTTCAGAACTAATTGAGTCTTCAGCATATCATTGAATAGATGTGCAAATTGCTTACGCAGTCTGCCTACAAATTTAATAAACTTAAGTTCATCGCGGAGGATTTCATTAGAACGACCGAGACTAAATCCCTTTTCCTCGCCCACGCGAGATGGTGGGAGGTTAAGCGATTTATAAAGTTTCTTGAGGAAGTATTCAACGTCCTTGAGTTCTCCAAGGTTTTGAGCACCAGGGAGTGTAGTAATTTCAGTTCCTCTGCCACCTTCACGGCGAGGCAACCAGAAGTCTTCCAGCATACTCATAAACTTCTTATCGTCACGAATCTCACCAGTGCTTGCGTCATACACAAGTTTGTTTCTGTAGCGAGACATAACCTCACGCAGGTATTGCTCTGCCTTTACCTTAGGAAGATTACCTACATCAATGTAGAAAATACGACGTTCAGGAGCACGAGATAATCTGTAGATAACCAGAGAATCCTCAATCATTCTCAGTTGGTTAACTGCCTTGAGTGCCTTATGGAGGTATGATAAAGGAATATTCATATTCAGATCCATCAGACCTGAAGGAACAAAGGTGATAGCATCAAGAGAAATCTTGATGCCTAAATGATCACGGGGACCTTGTACAGTGGATGTGCTAGTAAAAATACCTTTTGGGTTGAAGAGATAGTATTCCTTTACATCACCAAAATCTACTTTTGCTTGTTCTTGAGTAGGAGGAGTTACAGGTTTCTTAACCTCCCTCATCTTCTTGATCTTCAGAGGATCAATATAGCGAAGTTCTTTGATGCCCTCTGTGGGTTTGTTGACATCAATTACTTTATGATAGTACAGTCTGCCATCAATATACCAGCGACGGAACAACTGGTAGCACTTTTTGTCAAACTGTAAAAGTCTTTTAATTTCTTTGAATTCTTCACGAATTCTTTTCTTAATTGAATCACTAACTTCCAGATTAGAAAGTTCAATTTCTACTGGAGAATCATCACCATCTGCTACAATAGCTTCATTAACAACTTCATCAATTGCTGAATCAACTTCAGGATGCAGAGATACTTCACGATACTTTCGGATCATCTCAAATTCATTTTTTGAGATACCTTCAATATCAACATATTGACCGTAATAACCTCCAGCGGAGATCGTTACGGTCCCATCGTCATTATTAGGAGCAACAGGGGATACTAACCCCTGCTGCTTCTTTTTCTTTTGATTATCTTTGTCTAAAGAAAATCCAAACAATTCTGCCATTGTATAGAGTTGAAACTACTTTACTGTAGTTATTTATCAGGTGATAGTGCCGTTACCAGCTCTGTTATCACCAGTTTCTGCTTCCCACCAGTCATACTGCCATTCGCAAGTATATTCTGCAATCGAATTATTATTGTCGTATGACACATCGATTGCGGAAAGATTGCTTGGCCAAGCATTAATAAATCTATATGTCTTAATGATAGTGTGTGGATCGTTATCGCCAGCACCAGCGATATTAGTGCCTCTTTGAAGTTGATGAATAGCAATGTTTTTTGTAAATTCATTCGCACTTGTACCGCCAGTATAACCACCACCACTTCTATGCTCATTCAGTTTATCCATCCACTTCTCAAGGAAACTTCTTGTATTCAATGAAGGATCAGCAAATATTGTGATAGTCCAGGATTCAAATGTTCTGTCACCAGGAAGTTTAATTACTCTTCCTCTGTAAGGAACTTCAACAGTACCGATTGAAGAAGATGGAAGAGATGCAGATCTTCCTAAAAATGATACCCTTCCACTGTTATCAGTTGAACTGGTAAAAGTACCTATTGCTGCAGAAATATCAGGAATTTCAATCCTGAATAAATTTGGACGAATTCCATAACCAATTCTTTCTTTAAAGTTTGCTAAATTTGGCATTGTTAGGTCTCCCTTATGTTGTATTTATTTTATAATCAAACTCTACCAATTACTTCATCAAAACTTACACCAGTGCGTGTTGCAACAAATGTCAGAGTGATGAAATTAATGGAACGGGATGGTTTGATGTAGATATCAGCTACAAATTCATTACGATCGATTACATCAGGAGTATTATTTGAACCGTCAGCAACTACCAAATAATCTGTAACACCTCTTCTTGCTTGTACATCTCTTAAGTATGCATCGACCTGAGATGTAAAGTTGTTTCTAGTCGTTTCGTCATTCAGTTCAAACAGTACATTTTTGGAGAAATCCTTTACTGTTCTTTCGATAGTGAGGAACAGACGACGAACATTGATGCGATCAAATGCAGATGGACTACGCAGAGCAGTTTTATCTCCATAAAGAACTACACCCTGACCAGGGAAAGATACAATAGGATTTACACGCTTCGCATAAAGCTCATCTCTTTGGTCTTTAGTGGGATTGAATGCAATCTTTACTGCATTACGGAGATTACCTCTGTTAAAACCAGCAGGTGAGAACCAAGGCTCAGAAACAGCAGACGTATTTACACACAGACCAGCAACGTCAGCGTTGCAAGGAATCCAACGATAAGTATCATTGAATCTGTCATACAAGTACTTGTAGTTGTTATCAAATACTGCATATGATGAACTATCACTAATAGCGTCAAAGAAAGCAACTACGTTAGTTTTTTGCTGTGCTGAAGTTGAAGCACCACTACCAAGAACATCAGATCTTCTTGGTGAAATAAATGCAATACAATCTTTTCTAGTATTTGCAATATTAATTAAAGTATTTGCTTTTGATGAAGTAGTTGGACCAGCAAGAATATAGTCAATAGAAATATTCTCAGTATCGCTAAAAGCATCAAGATATGTTTGAGTTTCGTTTCCTACATTGTAATTTGCATAATCAGTACCAGCAGCAAAATCATATTGCTTAGAACCGAGGAGTTTAAATGTCGATGATGCAAGAGCAGAGTTTGTAATATCTACACCACTACCAGTGTATGCATATGATGTTTCATGAGCACCGAGGTAGATATACTTAGAACGACCTTTGATTACTGTTTTATAGAAATTAGTTTCTCCTTCAGTAGTCTTTGCATCAGATGCTTTTGAAAGATAAAGAAGTCTTTCTACAATTGTAGAGGGAGTTCCTGTAATTGCACCAGTGTCATCAATTACAAGTACGTGTACTTCATCCCACTTACCACCTTTACTTGCAGCAAAAGGTGAAGTTCCTGGACGAGGAGCTACTGAATTCCATTTTACTGAACCAGCAATCGCATACTGCTCATCATACCAATCTGCCACTGCTGATACTGCAGAACCAGAAACTACAGATGTAGTTGTAAATTTAACAGAACCAGCATCCAGAACAACTGCTACTTGAGTAGTATCTCCTGCATTACTCTCGTATGCTTTACCTGTTGCGGTTCCATCAGTTACAGTTGCACCAGCAGCAAATGAAACACCAGAAGCAAGAGTCAGAATTTGGTCTGCACCTCTGTCAATTACTGCTACTCTCAGTGCATTACCCCAAGTACCAGGATTTTTTGCTACAAACTTATATCCTGGAGTTACACCTTCTACACTAGTTTCATAGTCACTAACACTATTTACTTTAATGTTAGCAATACCACTTGCAGTCGCACCAGTCGCATTAGCATTTGTAAGGTTGCTTGCGCTGCTATCAGAGATTCTTGCTACCTGCAGATTACCACCGTAGTTTAAAAACTCTGATGCAGTAAACCACCACTCAAAATTTTCAGCGGTGGGTTTTCCGAAAGTTTCTACTAAGTCTTTCTCAGATGTAATGAGTTTTGCTACTCCTACTTCACCCTTTGTGAAAGGACCAGCAATAGCACCAACGTTTGTGATTGTTTCCTGAAGCCTTGAATTAGTAAGGTCACGCTCCTGAACAATAATACCTGGCGATAATTGTGTTGCCATCTTTTACCCCTAAAGTTCAGATTTGATTCTAAACTTATTTATAAATTACTCTATTTCAGAGGTAGGTTCCCATATAAGTGAATTCGCTTGCTACATCACCGTATTCATCTAGATACCAGCGGTCTCCATCTACGTCAACAAAACTTTTCTCTTCATCATTGATGCCATCAGAGATAAATCCAAACGGTGACATATCTTGTTCAATCTGATTTTTCTGTTCTTCATAGATTCTTTGGCGAACATCATTATCCGTCATTTCTTTGAAATAATCTTGAACCGCTAACCAGCAGAAGATTACCAAACACATTGCAAGGTCATCGTGACAACCTTCTTCTGCCTCAAATGAATTGTTTTTTTGAATAAATGTTGTCAGTTCTGCGATTGTATCGTAGTCTGGAATGACAAGTTTATCATCTTCAATAAATGTTTTTAAGTTGAGGCATCCGACCTTCTTCACGGTCTTGGACATCTTTACACCCAACTGAGTTTTCTTTCCAGAAAAACCTGTGCCTACAATCTGACCTGCACGACCTCTCATCGCACACATAAGTACGTGATCATATTCAAGATCAAAGTGAATCATTCCAGCAACTTGATCACCAATATCATTCACCTCTGTTAAAATGTATGCTCTATTATAAGACCTTGCAAGTTCTACGATAACATTAGGAAAAAGTATTGGTTTGATTTCATTATTCTTATATCTTGCTACTAATTTATAAGGAAACTTTGTAATGTCGAAAACCAGAAACGCAGAGTAATCGTTTCCAACACCACGAGCAACGTCAACAGTAACAATATAATCGTGGTCCTTTTGAGGTTCTTCATAAACTACTAATCCTTTACCATTATCCTTTAGGGGGTCTTCATAAACCATTGTACGCAATTTACTTGCAGCAATCAGTGTATCGACCGATCCCAAGAATTCGCATTCAAACTCTTGAGTGAACTGTCTCTGCGAAGTGTTTGCAATGGTTTGCTCCTTCCATTTCGCATCTCTGCCAGGAACTTGAGACCAGTGAACTTCTGTAGTAATATATTCGTTCTTTCCACGTTCGGCATCATGCCAAAGCTTGTAGAACATATTCATCCCGTTCGGTGTAGAGATGATAATAACTTTAGTAGATTTACCAGACGAGATAGTAGGATATACTGAACTGAAAAACTGTTCTGCAATATGAGTTGGGACGAACGCAAATTCGTCCAAGAAAATAATGTTGAATGACATTCCTCGCACAGCAGAACTGGAGGTTGATGCTGCCATAATCTTGGAACCATTCTCAAGTTCTAGTGAACCTTTGTTCCAAGAAATGATACCTTGCTGCATCCACTTTGGAAGATTCTCATATGCCAACTGCAGTCTGCCAAGCAGTTCTCTGGACGTTGACAGTTTGTTTGCAAGAATACCTATGTTTACGTTATCATTAAACAAAGCATAGTGCAGAAGGTAGGAGACCACTGTGGTGGATTTTCCTGTCTGTCTAGGTAATTTTGCAATATTAAAACGATTCTCGTGAAACCTACGAATCATTTCTTCTTGAAAGTCCCACATTTCAAAGGGGACTAGACCTTCATCAAGAGAAACGATTTTGATATAATGTTTGGTAAAATATACAGGATCATCCTTACACTTCAACCACTCCTCGATTTGCTCGGGAGTAAATTGAATTTGCACATTCGCTGCTTTAAGGTTTGGCGAACCTTTATATACTTGATTTTGAGACATATTATTTTATCAATGTTTAGTTACATTAAACGCCATTAAATCTCCAAATATTTTATATCCTTCTGGTATTTGTACTGGTATAGAAGATCTTGCAGGTATATTCAGAAGTTGATAATTAGTATCACCACTTAAAGTAACAGTGATATCTTCATCAGTAATATTTTCAATAGTATAAATCATACTAACAGTTCCAAGCTCTTAATGATTTATTGATTCTTGAATCAGGGTCTCTCGCAGTTTTCTTTGATGTAAGTTTCTTTTTCATTCCTTTCATTCTAGCGCAGAATGATGCCCTGCGGGGATTTCCAACCTTCTTTGAAGGTGCTTTAAGGTCGCTTCCAGGATTCTCTCTTTCGTAAGATTTTCTTCCTTTCTCATTGAGTCCCCCACTGGAACTCTTACCAGACTTTTTTGTCCAGGCAGCCCCCTCGTCAAGTTCGATAAACTCCTTAAAGGATAGTTTATTTAGTTCAGGTTGAACCTCTTCATTTTTACTTGACATATACATCGCAGCAGAGTTAAGATAATCTGTTGCTAATGTAATTTTAGATTGAACCCATGCAGGAACTTGCATAGTTGGACTTGTAACAACTTGACGAAGCATGTCGCAATAGTGCTCAAGTTCATCAAGTTGATTCATAATCATTGAACCTTCATCATCAAGTTCTCTACCCATCGCTACATCGATATGATTTTCTTGGACGTTTTTCATTTTTCCGTTCCTCCATTCTTTCTTAAGTTTCTTTTCCATATCTAAAAGATGCTTGTAATAATCTGGGAACTCATCAATATGCTGCAGAGCAATACCATAAGCTTCTTCGTGTGTAGTAACGTGCTCACGTTCTACAGTTGAACCAACCTCCGCTTGACGCACAACATAATCAACAGATACACCGTGCTTCTGTGCGATTTCTTTTTCGGTAGGTACTTTCTTTTTCATGTCAGATCGTAGTATGAGATTGATCCACGAATATTTTTATCAGTAGCATCTAAAGATCTAGCAGTAAGAGTAACAATTTCTGTCGTACCATTTAAATCTCTAGTGAGTTGAGTGTCCCAGTTATATCCATCTTCACCAGCTCCAACTCCACCAGATTGTTGTGTAGTTGAAAGATAAAAATGAGTTGTGTTTGTACCTCCAGAAATAGTTGTTGCAGCAGTATTGTAATCAACTTTTCCTTGAGTGACCCAAGTATTATTATTTAATGTACCACCACGAACAACAACAATTTCAAAATTTCCTTGTACGCTAGAAAATACGTGGAATGATTCTGGGAGAATCACGGCATCTTTATATGCCGAGTTCAACCTGAATGAGATTATAGGAGTTAGTGCCGATGTTGAAGCAGCGATATTACTATCTCTACTTACATGAGATTTTCTTACTTTCTTCTCGTAACCACCTTCGGAAATAACTGTGTTACAAATCTGCTTCATCGTTGAAGACACGCCAGTGGCAGCAGTATTTTCAATCTCCAATCTTAGTGGTAGAATAGCAGTGGTCATATAAGCAGATGGATTGACATTATCGTTATGGAAAGTATGGGCGATTGCCATTCTTCCATCAACAACAAATCCACAGCGAACATCACCAACACCTAACCACTCAATATCTAACCAGAAGATATTTGCTTTTGAGATATCAAGCGTTCTTAATGTTGGACCAGCTCCATCAAACTTATCGGTATTCCAATTTGCCTGTGCTACTCTTACTTCAGTAGCAGCACCAGATGTGAGTTTTCTACGAAGAACAAGATAGTTTCCTGTTCCATCATTCTCAAAATAGATACCGTTATCTGTACCAAAGTATCCAATTCTCTGACGAAGACCAGAAAGTTGAGGATTGAAAGCAAATGAATTCATAATCAGCAGAGACTTTCCTGGTTGATATGGAAATACTCTTTTGGTTTCTCTAACTACTTTGTCATTGAGAGCACCAGATACTACAAGCGATATAGAACTTTCATGAATATTATATTGCTTATTAGCAGCACCAGTTAAAGCAGTATTCCAATGATAATTTTCTTCGTAACGATGCTGACTATCAAATAATGTTACTGGATCTGCAACTCTACTTCTGCCAAAAGCATCAGTTGCCGTACCACCAGTTCCAGCGTTGATGTTGCCGTAGTTATCGGCAAGCATCACAACTTCAAAGTTGGTCTTTTGTTGCTCTAGATAATCGTTATAATGCTTACTATACTGTGCCATGATTAGTGAGTATAACCTACTTTAACTCCAAGAACACTGGTGCTTGCGGCACGAACTCTTTGTTCTGGTTCTTTTTCAAGCAATTCTGATTGACCAGCAGGAATAGTAAATGTACCCACAGCAGTAGAATCATCAGATTCATTGAGAGTTACTACAACACCAGAACCAGTGGGATTAACTAATCTTACTAATGTTGCATTTCCAAAAGTGTTGCCGCTACTTGTAGATAGTGCTGCCTCGCTTCCGAGTAATCTGATTCTCATTTTTATTTGCCTTTTTGATTATTTAGGTTTTTTGATGCGTTCTTAAGCATCTTTGCAAGGTCAGCAGTGGAACCAACAAACATAGTATTATTAACAGTAGTGGGAGATTTTTTATCTTCAGTTTTAATATCCTTCATTTTCTTTTGAAGGTCTGCTAACTTATCAGTGATGTCAGCAACATTTTTAATACCCTGAAAAGCAACTTCATATGCTCTAGGATGATTGCTACTACGAGCAACTTCAATCAGTTCATCAATTGCAACTTGACCTTTCTGAATTAATTCATAAAGTTCTGTACGAGCATACTTATAGTCAGCATCAATATCCTCTTCATTCTGAACAGGAGGTTTAGTGGAAACTACTTCAGTTTCCACAGGTTCAATATCAAAAAGATCTTCCATATTTTCTTGAAATTTATGGTCCATAGTATGTTATACCCTCATTAAATCCAAAATCATCTTCTGCTGTAAGTAGTGCTGTATCGACAGCATCTACATCATTATCTCCATCCTGATCAGTAATTGCTTCTGGTTGAACTTGATACTTAAGAACTCTGGCATTAGTAACCTTATCACCAATGTTGATATTAGCGATAGATTTTTTGATAATATTGCCAGCAGTGACGGGACCGTACAGATAAGTTTTTGCAGTAAAACGAAGTGTCCAAGTTATATATCTTCTTGTACTATAATCACCTTCATAATCATCATTATAATCAACGCTGTTTAAAATGATGGGAACATCACGACTTTCTTCCATCTCAGGAATAAGATTAATCGTGACTGTAAATTGTGGTTGAAAGAATGGTAAGATTTGCTCCACAATCTGAAGACCATCATCCTGAGTTTTTGCAATAACTGTTAATTCAAATTCTACATTATAAGGAACTGGCATATACTGCTTTCTGTTAGTAGAACCACTGTTATCAGAAAGTGCTCTATTTAATTGTGTAGGGGGAACTTTTCTACTACCATCATAAGAAATTCCTGTCATTTCAAATGACATTCTTGGAATTGTGATGGTAAATTTTCTATCTAAGTCTGGTGCCTGCTGCAATCTTGCTAAAAACTTTTGAGCAGGTCCATATGCCAAAGGAACCTTTTCTTGTTTTACAAAGTTTCCTTGCTCATCAAATGTATTAAGTTGAATATTATTAAACAGCGTACCAAATGTGGTAACTGTTTTACGAATAATTTTGTGATAAAAATAAGTTCCTAACATTAGAAGCTACCTTGAATGTCTCCGAATTCACCGAAAGGATTGCTTTCAGTAAAGTCAATAATTAAATCTCCATTATTTTCAATTACTCTATTTTCTGAATAACTATCAGTCATATCAAGAGTATCATATTCTCTAACTCTCCACTTAGCACCAGATGTTTGACCGATGATTTGTTCATTCGGAGCAAAGTTTCCAGTGCTGTAAGCAACGTCAAGAACGATTGCTGTTGGATTCCATTCTGCTGCTTTAGCAGTATAGTTTTTGGGTGAAGAACCAATAACAATTCTAGGAACACCAGAGAAAGTATAAACTGCATTTGGACCAGTTACTGATGTAACTAATCCTCCAGAAATTGTGCAAGAACCATTGTCAACAAAGTTACCTTGAGCGTCATATATTGCTACCGATGGCGGAGTAACATACCCAGCACCAGGATTTGTAACAATAATAGTTCCAAGATAACTACCAACTAATGTACCAGAGGCAGTAGCAGTAAATCTTGTACCAACTACTGTTTCATCAGGACTAAAATTACCTGTTCCACCACTATAAAGATAGATGGGGAATACTCCAGATTCTTGTTCAAGATTATCAATCTTCTGGTTTCCAGTTTCAAATATGCTGTCGCCATATTCAAAAATCTCACACGTCATTGTATAGACGTATAAGCTATTTAGTTGGTAGAAAGGTTTCTGATTTTCTACATACTTGATTTCAAATACTGTATTATTCAATGGAAAGAAAATTAAATCACCATCATTAGGTCTACCTGCAACAATTTTATTTGTCGCTAAATCAACAAAATCTTTCCATCTACGGCGTGATACAGTTAAAGATATTTCATCAGTAACACGCAATCCAAACTTGGAAAGCATATCTCCTTTGCCGCCAAAGTTCTCAAAATTCTCCAGATACATTTCAATGAGATAACTATCTCTGTACTGTGAATAGTAAATATCATTCCAAAGTTTATCTTCATAAACTTTTCTTGGAATATAAAATACTTCAATGCCATACATCTTGATTTGTTCTTCAATCAAGTCGTGTATTAAATTTTGTTCACCCTTTGTTCCTTGAGTGAAGTAAAGATTTCGTGTCATTATCCAATCATATCCAGAGGTGGAAGTTCTGCTGCCAGTTGGAATTCTGCCATAATCTTTTCAATTTCTGCTTCTGCATCTTCATAAATTTCTCTGCCATTTAATGTAATTCCTCCAGGCAGAGAGACATTTCTGAACTTGATTAAGTTCTGACCCCATTGACGTTTGATGAGTGCTGTGGCATACTTCTTCATCCAAACATCATTCCATACTTCAGTGCTTTGTGTTGGGTCAAGCATTCTATAACAATCAATTAATAGATAATTACCTGATGTAAGTTGGTCGAAATCAGTATCTAACCAAAGTTTATTTTCTCTTTTATTAAAACGAATAGGTTTAAAGTTTGAGATAACCCAGTCAAGAGTTTCAAGATAACTCTTAATCATATAGTAATTAAGGATTTCCATTGAACCGAAGTTATAGAAATCATTTAAAAATAACTGATATTTGATACTAAAAATATTTCCTGATACTGAAGATACACTGTTGTCCTGAGCATAAACTTGAGTGATTCCAAGGATATGGTCTGGAATTGTGATGTAATTATTTTGTTCTAAGTATGTAGTTCCTGATACTGTAGTATTGGTTTTCGCAGATGATACTATTTCTGGTGTAATTCTTAATTTTAAAATGGTGCGAATGCTACCGTCAAAATGACGTTCTTGAAAAAATTGAATTGCATCATCAATTGCATCTTCAATTTGGTCGTCATCTACGTTAATTTCAAGTACAGGAAATCCTAGTTTACGCAAACAATAGTCTATTAATTGCTGCCTAGAAGCGGGTCTTGCCATTAGTTATAATATTCCTATAAAGTTATTTATAAAAAAAGAGGGGGTTGCCCCCCTCTCTGTATCTTATGTTTGAGAGAATTATGCCTGCGATTCAGTCCAGGTGAGACGTGCAGTGACGGTTGTTACTGCACCAGTATCAGTAGGAACGATTGCCAGAGTCAGAATATCTGGACCGTTTGGATATACAAAGTCACCGCCCATAATCGAGTTACCAAGTTCAATCAGCTGTCCTAGGTCCTGAGTGATAGGAGCGCCAGCAGCAGCACGGAATTCAAATACAATCGTACCGCCAGTGATAGTATCTTGTGCCTGACCAGTGTGCTTAATTACTTGACACAGTGATGGTGAACCATAACCGCTAAAATAAGCAGATTGTGAAAGGTTGCCATTGAGAATCAGACGAACCGAAGCAGCTCTGCTTGCTGCGTTAGTAATAACCAGACCGCAAGAGTTAGGTTTAACAGTCATTCGGTTGATTAAGTCTCTGCTTCCAAGTGAACCAGAGAGAGAACTATCAACAGCAGGTGCTAATCTCAGTGAAAGAATTGGAACAACTGTTCCTGCGAGAGACTGAGGAACTGTAATAATGTCAGAACCAGCGGAACCTGAAGCAGCGGTGAACAGGTATGCCTTGTCATCCTCAAATACGCCATCCATAATTACCGAAGCACCCCAGTGATAGAGCGATGGTGAGTAGGTTGGGTTAATACCATTTTCAATTTCATAACGAGCGGGAAGGTTACCAGAACGGAGGTATGCTTCAACTTTCTTGTTGTTATGTACAAACTCGTGGCAGTAGAATACACGACCATCAGTATCCTTAAATCCGAAACGTACCTTACCAGCACCATACCAGGAGTAATCAATGTATGCCATCTGCATTCTGTGAATATTCAGGTGGAATCCATTAATTCCTGTTCCATCACACTTATCAATATTCCACTGTGATTGAGGAACTCTGACTTCTTCAACTTTCGTCATAACGATTCTGCTACCAGCAACACCTCTGTATGCAGGAGTGATGTTGATTTGAGTATCACTTACAACCGAACCAACCTTGTAGGTTTGTCCACGAATGACGATTGAGTGTCCAGGTGAAAGTTGCTTAGTAAATCTAGTGTTAGTACCAGTTACAATATTGCTGTTGAATGCTACACTTACAAAACCACCTAACTGACCAGTTGCAGATCTTCTTACACAATTCAGATTTTGACCATCATATTCAAAGTACATACCATTTTGGTCATCAAACATACCAGCACGAACAGAAGCACCAGACCATTCGTATACAAACAGATCTGGGAATCCTGAAGGAGCGAGGTCTGCAGGTACTCCGTTTGTTGCATAACGGAAGGTAAACTCGTCAATTACATCAAATACTGTGAAGTACAGATTGTTTGATGGATTTGTGTATGGAGTTGCTACACCTGAAGTTACTTCAACGTTCTCTACCATAATTCTGTTACCAGCAACAAGGTTATGTGCCTTTCTGGTTACAATAGTTGCATAGGTAGAACCATCGTGCGTGATGTATGAAACATCCAGTGATGGACTGAAGTTGATACCAGTTGAATACTGGAGACCCTTACCAGACTGATAACGGAAGTACTTACGTGTCTGTCTGGTAATCATAACTTGAGGTGCCTTAGCAGCCTGAAGTTCTACACCACCGTCAAATGGTCTATGAACGTTAACACAGTTTGCTCTGGTATAAACTTGAGTTGGATACAGGAAGTTAACACCCTGAAGTACACCGTCACGAAGGTTAGCAGAAACTTGGTTGCTGTAGTAGTTGGAGTTTGCGGGTCCAATGTTAGCAGCTGCAGCGCCAGTTGTATCATTGATTAAATCACCACTTGTGTTATAACGAATGTTGGTAGAACCAGCAGGAGCAGCAACGATGAGGTAGTGGTTGAAACCAGAACCTGTTGATGATGGAACAAATGCTTGACCACGAAGAGCAGCAGACAGGTTTGCTAATGCGTTTGCAGCATCAGCAGTCGTGCTTGCACCAAGTCTAATAATATCATCGTTAATCTTAATTGCAAAGTAAATACCAGCAGCGACAGGAGTATTACCAAGTCTTGTACCAATCTGGAAACCAGATGAATAGTACAGTTTAGTACCAGTAGTAATACCGTGATTGGGCAGATAAATGTCACCAGTTACAAGGTTAACAATTGGTTGAGTTGTACCAGCCTGATTTACGAATGAACCTTGTGGGTTGAATACAATCTGTCTGGAAGGCAGTGGGTCAGTGATAACCATTTCGTTATCGCTGTTAACCGAGATAACAGTTGGTTGATAAACAACACCTTCAAGTTTCTCAAGTCTATGAACACCAGTTCCAGTGAATGCTGAACCAGGAATTACCAAATCAGTTGCGTCGATAAGTCTCAGAGTACCAGTACCAGCAATTGAACCGACAGCACCCGAGGTTGTACTTGGATATGTCAGTGTGTTAGCATCAGTTACAGTCAGAACTACGTTGTATGCGTCAAAAGTTGATGGGTCAGCAGGACCAGTTGCACAATCAACAGAACCCAGATATCTTGCACCAACTACGAGACCGTGAGAGGTAGCAGTAATAGTGTTAGTCCAGATGTTATTGATTTGAGCTCTTGTGAAGTTGGTAATCGCAAAACCAGTTGGTTGGTTAATGTTGCCGACGAAAGAGTTACCTGAAAGTGCTCCAGCAAGTGATAAGTGCAGCGTGAAGTTGCTCTCATCGAGAACGTTTACATAATAGATGTTGTCAGCAAGAATTTTATCGTTATTCCAGACTACGCTGTTACCAGCTTGTGGTCTTTGTGGAATACCTGATGCATAAATGCTCTGCAGTGATGAACCGTTGGAGTTTTGACCGCCGAGGTTATTAGTACGGTAAATTACGCCATCACCCGTAGCAAGTCTGTGGTTAGCAACAGAGAATACACCAGTTGTTTGTGAAGGTGTAGTAACACTAGCAGCAAAAGGAACAGTTCTCGTTGGAACAGTATTCGACAGAAGAACTGTATCGCCACCCTTATACTGTGCAAGGAATCTTGATGAGTATGCAGGAAGGTTAGGAACCTGCTGCCAAGCGTTGTTATATGCACCACTAGTTTCTACAGGAGTTCTACCAGTGTTAGCAACAAATGTTGTTTGCCCAGGAGCAGTAGCACCGCTGACTGACATAAAGTATTCGCCACGATATGTGACAACATCACCGTAAGCATAGTTATCTCCAGATGACCATTCACCCTTGAATGTAGTGCCTCTCAGAGTTGGGTTGGAAACCTTAAACTGATGCAGAGCACCAGTACCACCACCAAGAATATCAACAATATCAGTGTTGGTATAAGCACCTACCCAAGTATTGTGAAGTGAGAATTGTGTTGCAGTTTGTCCAGATTCAACACCACCTCTTGAGAGAGGACCAGTCGTGTTAGGGTTGACAGTGTTGTTAATAAAATAATTAGCACCATCAGTCAGACCAAGGATTACAGAACCATTACCCCAAATACGGTAGGTAATACGGTCACCCGTTACGAAACCGTGACTCACTATACCGAAAGAGATTCTATCGGTCGCTGGTCTTACACTGTTTGCAAGTGTTGTTGGGTCAGTCAGGATAGCGTCTCTTGCGATAACGGTAGCAGTACCATTACCCAGAGTTTCACCACTTACCTGGAACGAAATCAGTTTATGACCAACTTCATTAATACCTGAAATTGTCAGAGTTCCAGTAACAGCAGTTGAACCTACGTTCGTACCAGCGTTAGCATATGTAAATGTATTAGCACCAGTGACAGTAATGTATACGTTGCTTGCTGCGAATGATAAGAAACCAGCAGTTGTAATCTCAATGATAGAAGCATTATATGTTTGATTAACTACAAGATTGTGAGCAGCAGCTGTTGTTACAGTAGCAACGTTTGCTGAACGTGAAATATTGCTAATTGCAAACTGAACTGGAGCAACAAAGTTGGAACCTTGGCAAGAGAAGTTTTGAATACCTACGCCAGCGTGTGCCAGAGCTTTTGTTCTAGCGAGACGGAAGATATCGAAACTTTCACGAACTACGAAATAAACACCTCTGATTGAACAACCAGTTGCAGGAACAGATGGAGAACCGCCAGTAGTATTATTGGTTACTGTGATAGTGGTTGAAGTTGAAGACACAACCTTGAATGTACCATTGTAACCATTATTGGTGCTACCTCCAACCAGAACACCAGTTACGTTTACAGTATCGCCAACAGCAAATGGTTCTTGAACTGTGTTATGTGCAATGGTGTAGGTTACAGTAGTGCCATTTCCTACAGGAGCAGTAACAGTTGAAAGGTCGATATCATATAGGCAATTAAATCCTTGCATTGGGTGTTGTGTGCCCCACAGCGCCATTGTTCCAGTACCAGATTGTGTAGAAACTGCTGATTGCCCATTTTGACCAGTCGCATAAGAAACTTGAGTTGCTGATACTGCAAATACAGGAGCATTTGTAATATCAAAACTATCTTGTCCAGCAGTCGTTACATTGAGGTATTGTGCCTGATAAGTTTGACCAACAGTTAAACCATGAGGTGCAGTAAATGTAATTGTAGCAACATTGTTTGTTCTGTTAATTTGAGAAATCTCAAATACCAGTTGCTTCTGTCTACCAATCTCAAAACGGTTTCCGTTTCTGGAGTAAATAACTCTCGTTCCTTGCGAGAAACCGTGACCACCATAGTAGAACTGACCAGTCTTCAGGTTAACTGTTTTTGCTGGGTTGAATACCAGTTCTCTTGGGTTAATGGTCAGTGCAGAATTATTAGTTGGCTTCAGTCTCAGAGTTCTTGAAGTTACAGATTGAGCAGTATAAGGACCATCAATCGAACCAGTTGAAGAAACGTTGAGAAGTTTGTGGTCAAAGTCAGACTGGTTAACGAACGACTTCAGAGGAATTGTATCAACAACTGTGAGGAAGTTGGTATTCGTTGAAGTGGTTGTTATGAAGAAGTCTGAATATGCAGCTTCCTTAGTAGGTGCAATTCTGAATGTGTTTGCATCAATTACGATTGCAAATACAATAGTGTTTGCAGCAAGTCCAGCACCTGTGAATGGATCAGTAGCACCACCACTGATGTATACGATTGGGTCACCAGTATTCAGTCTATGGTCAGTTTGGGTAAAGATAAAGGTTGTTGCATTGACCGAAGCAGCAAGAATAGTGAAGTTTCTTGGTGTCAGCAAGTTCTGTGAATATAGTTGGAATGAACCAAAAATTTTAAAGATTGGAGCAGCCTCTGGAATTGCCTGAGGTGTTGTGCCAGCAAATCCTCTTGTTACTGTAATTGAATTGCTTCCACTTGAAGCAGCCATTACAGTTCCAGCAGTAACTGTTTGTGAAATATTAACAGTATAAGTACCAGCACCACCACTACCTGAACCAAATGCAACAATTGCTGTTCCAGGAGTTACGCCAGTTCCAGTCAGTGTTTGATTCAGAGCAAGAGTGCCACTTGTTACTCCAGAAACTGTGAGAGTTGTGCCTGAAATACTACCAGTAAATCTTGCAGCAGCTCCTACAAGAACTTGCTCAGCAGCACCATCAGGAGAACCAATTTGAAGAATATCTCCTTCTTCAACTCTTACTGAGGATACACCTTGCATTGTGGTTGATGATACTGTTTGTGCTGGACCAGATACAGAGTATGTTCCGATACCACCAGTTCCAGTACCAAATGCTGTAATAATTGTATTAGCAGCAACACCAGTTCCCGTAACTAATTCACCAACTTGGAGTACACCAGTAGAAACAGCAGTTACTGTCATTACATTTCCTGCAATCGAAGCAGTGTAAATTGCAGTATTTGCAGTATCAAACTCTAATACAGTTGCAGTTGAACTGAAGTTTCTGCTTGTGGAAAGACCAGTTCCGATAGGTGTTTTGAGAGAAACGTTTTTAATCGAATAAACGCTACCATTCTGAAGACCGTTCAGACCACCAAACAAGCTATTAACTTCGGAACCACCATTTGTATCATATCTTACAAGGTCATTCTCAAGGAATGTCAGTCTTTGAATAGGAACAATAATTCTGTTTGCATTAGCATTAGGAATTCTTGTTGTCGCTGAAGTCAAGAACTTGACTTGTGTTACACCGAAAGGACCACCAGCAGCGTTAGTAGCTCTTGTACCTACGTTAGCAACGGTTTGAAGGTTCTGTCTCTGAGTTTGTGACTGGTTCAGTGTGAATTGAATTGTAGGTGAACCTGTTGGTAGTCTTGTACCTACCTGTGCAATTCTGAAGATATCATTTGTCAGAGGAACCATTTGATAACGAGTGTTGTTAGAAACAACGTTAGCGTAATCAGTACCATTGAAATCGAAACCAGTAAATGTTGTAGTACCTTGAGCAGCACCGTGGTTCAGAACAAGGTTTGTTCTTGGCCATCTAATGTTGTTACGGTCGGTGATGTAATCAAATGCAGGTCTTGGGAATCCAGTTGCAATAGGAAGAATTGATTCTGTTTCTTGTGATCCTACTGGTGTTGAAGTATTGAACGCACCAGTTACATATGTTGTTCTTCTACCTACAGTACCACCGTGGAATGGCAGGAAGAATGTGTTAGCATAAGGATTATCTACAACTCTTGTGCAGAAGAATCTTGCTGGAGCAGTTGCAGTTGAAGTTCCAGGAACAGCACTTGTAGTAATAAAGTTGATTGGTTGTCCATTAGGAGCAATCGAGAATGCAAATTCTGCTCTACCTGACTGAGTATATTCTGCTCTAGTTACACCTCTAATTGTGGTGCTGCTTACTGATTGAGTAATATTAACTGTATAAGTACCAGTTCCACCTGCAGTAGGACCAGCAATGATTACGGTGCCAGCAGATACTCCAGTTCCAGTCAGTTCCATTCCAACTTGAATTGGAATTACTGAGTTTACGGGAACTGCAGTTACTGTAAGAGTGGTTCCTGCAATAGTACCAGTGAAGGTTGTTTCACCTGAATAGTTTTCCTGAATACCTCTTGCGAAGTACTTAGCAAACTGAACAGTATTGTTTGCAGCAGAAGTACCCCAAGTACTTGGTGTTGATTGGAAAATTGCTGGACCAGTTGAAGGCCAACCACCAGGAACTTGTCTTGTATCAGATACGGGCAGTGAAGCACCTACGTTAGTCTTGATAATGACAGGAGCATTCTCAGTCATCCAAGCAGGGACTCTCTGGAACAGACCGACAGCCTTATCTCTACCTTGACCTTGAGTATTGGCAACTGAAGTGAAGTTTGCAACTACAAATCCAGGGTGCAGTTGATATACACCACCAGCGTGAGTTACAGGCAGAACGCTTGGTGAACCTGTTGGACTCAGAGTAACTTGCTGGTTACCAGAAATTGAAGATGCGTTATTTGTATAACCACCATAAGCACCTACAACACCATCAGGTTCAGAAGTCCAAATTCTGATATTATCACGGTCAACTGTTTCAACGAAGTATATTGGTGACTGGTTTGCAGATTCTTGGAAGAAGAATGGAGTACCACTATTAATTGCCCAACCGTTACCACCACCGACATACATCAGAGGTTGACCATTTAACAGACCGTGATTCTTGAGGAAAATTTGCGAACCACTGTTTGAGATGCACTCACGAGTAAACATCTTAGCAGTGATTGAACCCCAATCATGTATCGACATTCTGGTGTGGTTCATCCAAGAAAGCGCACCAGCGTGAATCTGAGTACGAATACCACTAGTGTAAACTTTCAAGAATACTGATGCAGTAATTGAAGTAGAAGATACTGTTTGCGAAATACTTACATAGTAAGTACCAGTGTTGCTACCATTACCAGTACCAAAACCTACAATTGTAGTACCAGGAGCAATACCAGTTCCAGTAATTACTTGACCAATTTGTAAAGTACCACCAGTTGGAGCTACGCTTACAGTCAGAGTAGTACCTGAAATCGAACCCGTGCAAGTAGCAATAGTTGTTGCAGTAGTTGCAAGAGTCAGTGCTGTGTTAGCAACTGTTGGATGAGTTGAAGAAAGTGTCAGTGTCGATACACCATTAACAATAGCAGTTGCTGCAGTGATATAATAATCAGTATACGCAGTAGCACCAGTGATTACACCACCGAGAGCTGTAAATCTTACAGTGGATCCAACTCTATAAGGAGATGCACCATCACCAAGATTAGATACACCGCTAATTGTTACAGTAGAACCAGAAACAGTTACGATGCTTGCTGGTGTTACAGTTCTCTCAAGAAGATTTTGTGTCAGGAATACATTAGTTGCAGCAGCAGTTGCTGATAAGGTGTAGGTAGCAGTAGCTGCCTGAGTTACAAGTGCTGCGGATGCATTTGTAGGACCTTCCATAATGAAATGAGTGTCATTCTCTTGGAAAATCTCATTTGCAAAGTTTACAGTAACTGGGTTTTCCTTGACTACATAAACACCATCCATAGCACTTACGCCAGTGTCGGAAAGTGTTACCTGCATTTCTGGGTAAATGCCAACACTTCTGCAAGTTGCACCAGAAACAAGATTTACTTTTACTTCAGAAGAACCAGCAATAGTTTGAACGTTTAGGATTGAAGATTGAATTTCAAATCCTCTCTTAGCCATCAGACCAAAGAACAGATCATTGTTAGGAGAATCACCAAAAGATGTGAATACAATCAGGTTAGTTCTATCATAAGCATCCTTAGGGTTGGTTGCTACTCTAATGGTATCCTTATCGATTACAACGGCATACATCCAACTGGAGAGGTCTGTGCTCTGACCAGGCGTTGTAGGACCATTATTATATGTTGGAATATTACCTGAAGAAACCTGGAAGTATCCAGCGGTAACAGCAGCAATTTGAGGACTTTGTGATCCAGTTGTACCGATGTAGCAAATTGCATCACCAGTTACAAGTCCATGATTAGGAATTGTAATAAAACCAGAAGTTGGGAATGCTGCAGTTAAAGTAGTACCAGCAGATACAGTTTGAGTAATATTAACAGTATAACTACCAGTTCCACCTGACCCAGTACCAAGAGCAGTAATTACAGTGTTTGGTGATACACCAGCACCAGTAATTGTTTGTCCAATTACAAGAGTACCTGAAGTTACACCAGAAACGTTAAGAGTAGTACCAGAAATTGAACCAGTTACTACAGCGGTTGTTGAACGGTTATCAAGTTGAGTTGCAGGAATTCTTCTGAGTGTGCAACCATCGTGTACTGGTTCATATGGGTTAAAGAAACCTGTATCAAAGTCGAAAGCAGTTCTATCTTCAATATTACCACCGATCGAGAACGCTGCGGGGTCAAAGTTTACCGAAGTATTACCAAGGCTGTTTGTGATATAAAAAGGTGCATTAGCAACAAAACCGTGGTCATACGAAGTTGTTGCGGTTAATGTACTAGATGGTGATACAGAATCAGTTGCAATAGGACCATCTTCGTTTGTTGTGCTATTGTCAAGATTCAGTGAAGAGTTGACATAGAAACGACCAACAATTACATTAGTATAAGGTGTTAAAATTGAAATAGGTATAGAAGGAGTACCACCCTGAACAGCAGATACCTCAAAGGTGAATTGATAATCAGTTGTCTTACGGATAAGATATGTGCCCTCGGCAGTGATTGAGTTCAGACCACGAATATCAATTGGAGTACCAGTGGTCAGACCGTGAGCAGAAGAAGTAGTTACCGTAACTTCCTTGCCGCCATTTGTAGTTACACTCGTAATGTTGCTAAGTGGAGTGTCGTTTGTGGAAGAATAGAAACTTGGAATGTTGTTTACTCTTTCCAGAGATTCCCACTTGGTTGACTGAAGACCATATTCAAAGTCTGTATCAATCAAAGTGTTAGGTTGCGATACACGCAATTTGCTAACAGGGTCAACTAACCAATCTGCAGGTTGGAATGTTACAGCGTCTTGTTCAGAGAAAATCTGAAGAACGTCTGTGGAAAGCATTCCAGCAGCACCACAATTGTATGTAAGTACAACTGTAGTTTCATTTGTTGCATCATTATATGTAATTGATGATGCACCCAGCGATGGCTGGGTCATATTATAAATGATTACATTTCTTGTGGTGTTGGTAATCAGTAACAGTCTTTTCCTGTTAACATTACCACTCACTACAACAGTGTTTGTGCCTGGTGTAAAAGTGTAGTAATAAGATAACTGCTTTGCCATTTCTTAAATTTCCTGCGAGGGCTGTTTTTACTTTATAACTATATATCTAAAATCACAATCCAAAAATGATGGAATAAGCAATCGCTCCATCCGCTCTGGCTAATTCAATTCCGCCAGCTGTTGAACCATCATGTACAATTGCTGTTTTTTTGTCGGTATCTACTGTAATCTCTCCTTGAGCACCAGTAAACGTGGCGTGTTGTGCCGTTGTTCCTCTACGGAATTGTACTTGTGTTGTCATCTGGCGGTTGAATAGTTGCTACTTTATTTATAAAATATTTTAAATTATTGTTCCGAAGATTCTTGCAGGAACAAACTCAACTCTTTGATCTGTAGACTGACCAGAAATATTAATTTGACCGCCTTCAAATACAGAAATTCTGGTGTAACTATCAGCACCTCTACCAGAAATTCTGAAGAGATTTGTCTGAATTGGAATAATAATAGTGCTGGCAATTGATGCTGAATTGAAGGTAAAGAGTGAACCTTTGCCAACATAGTTTTCTGCATTCTTTTCTGTTGCAGAACCAGAAATTGTTTCTTGACCAGAACCAATATTTGTAAATACTGCGTTGTATGCAGTAGTAGCAAATCCAGAAACTCTGAAGAGTTGAGTTTCGTTTGGAATCGAAATTGTTGTGGATTCTGCTGCACCAGAAACTGTTCTGAGTGTTCCAGTACCAACATAAATTGCAGTAGAAGAATCCTGAACTCCACCATAAACAAATTCTGTTCCAGTTCCAACATAAGATTCTGTATGTCTCTCGGTTGCAAAACCAGAAACTCTGAACAGTTGAGTTTCGATTGTAGGAACAGAAGTTTTGATTTCTGCTGCGCCCGCTGCAAGAGTAACGGAACCAGAACCAACATAGGATGCTGAATCTTTTTCCAGAGCGGAACCAGAAACTCTGAAGAGTTGAGTCTCTGCTTGAACTGCAATAGAAGTAGATTCGGTTGCACTATTGATTGTGAACAGAGAACCAGAACCAACATAAGATTTTCTGCTGTTCTCTGTAAGTGAACCAGAAATAAATTCCGTTCCAAATGCAACATAAGTATTGGATTCTCTGATATCTGCAGAACCAGAAACTCTGAAAAGTTGAGTTTCGGTTGGAATAGAAACAGTTGAAGATTCTGTTGCACTGTTGAATGCAAACAGAGAACCAGTGCCAATAATAGTAGGCAGATATCTTTCCGCTGCCGTTCCAGAAATAAACTCGGAACCAGAACCTGAGTAGAATTCTGTATGTGCTTCTGTTGCAGCACCAGAAATTCTGAAGAGTTGAGTTTCGGTTGTTGCAACATCGCTGAATACAACTGATGCACCACCAACAGCGAACAGAGAACCAGAACCAATTTGCGTTTGCGTTCTTGATTCTGTTGCTTGACCATTGATATTGTAGAGACCAGTTGTTAATGGTACAACTGCAGCAGATTCGGTGCCGCTGTTGATTGCAAAGAGCGAACCAGAACCAACGTAAAGATTTGTTCTGCTTGCTTCTGCAGAACCAGTTACATTGAAGAGTTGGGTTTCGGTTGAAGCAATTCTTGCATATGCATTGCCCTCTCCGCCAACAGCAAACAGCGAACCAGAACCAAAGTAACGAGGAATAAAGCTGTTGATTGAAATTCCAGAAACAAATTCTGTTCCAGAACCAACATTTGCAGAAGTAACACTTTCAGTTGTTGCACTGGATACTCTGAAGAGGCAAGTTTCGGTAGGAGCAATATAAGTTCTGGATTCAGCAATTCCGTTTTGAGTAAACAGACTTCCTGAACCTTCGTATGTTGCTCTGCCAAATGCTTCTGTTGCCTGACCAGAGATATTGTAAAGAATTGTTGTAGTTGCAACAACCGCAACAGACTCCGTGCCGCTGTTGAACGTAAACAGTGAACCAGAACCAATATGAATGTTGGACTTGGAAGTAGTAGAATCGCCAGATACAAATTCTGTTCCTGTTCCAATGTATACTTCGGTGTGAGTTTCGACAGCAGCACCAGAAACTTTGAAGAGTTGAGTCTCTGATGGAACAACTTTTGTCGTTGCCTCCGAAATTCCTCCAATACTGAACAGTGAACCAGTACCAATATGTACTGGCATAAATCTTTCTTTGGAAGTTCCAGAAACAAATTCTACACCAGAACCAACATATGCTTTCTGGAATACTTCTACTGCTGTTCCACCAGCAAAAATGCTTCCAGTTCCAACATAAGAATTTGTTGCTCTCTGTGAAATAGCACCAGAGATTGAAAACTCTCCGCCAATAGGTCCATAAACAGAATTGACATAACGAGGAACTGGACGATAGTACAGATATTCTGGGAATATCGCAGTTTGGATTGTAATAGCATCGCCAGAACCAATATATCTTTCTGTGTTCTTCTCGATTGCAGCACCAGAAATTCTGAAGAGACCAGTGGTTTCTTCGTCTGGACTTACAGCAACAGATTCTACAAGACCATTGTATGAGAAGAGTGAACCAGTTCCAATATATCTTTCGGTATTCTTCTCGATAGCAGAACCAGAAATATTGAAAAGTTGAGTTTCAGTAACAGCAATTCTACTGTAAGCATCACCTTCTCCTCCAATAGCAAACAGAGAACCAGAACCAGCAAATGCTCTTCTGCGAATAATGCTTTCATCTTCACCGCCAAGAATTCTGAACTTACCAAATGGATAAGCGTACTCAAGATTTACAATATAACCATAATTTTCAATATTCGTTTGAGTACCAAGAATATTTCCATAATCAATTGTAATTCCAGAGGCAGTGATAAACTGATAATCTCTGGTGTCATATGCAACGATTGAAGAAGTATTATAGCTGTAAGATGCTCTTTCTACTCTATCTCCAACAGTAAAGAGTGAACCACCAGTTACTGCAACGAATGGTCTAGAAGATTCAGCAGTACCAAAGATTGTAAAGAGGTCAGTGCTTTCAGGACTAAACTTACCACTAAGAGTAAATCCAACGAGAACTTCACCCCTAATATTAATATTACCTGAACCATTCCAAGCAAGAATTGGTTTGAATACTTCGGCAGAACCACCACTAAGATTAAGAATACCAAATGGTGTTTGCTGTGAAGTAATACCTATATTGCCGTAATCGTCAATATCTCCCGCAGCATTATTGATATAGCCATAATCATCTGTAATTGTAGGTGAATTATCAATAAATTGATAATCAAGATTTTCAAATTTAGTACTTGAAGAAGTGTTGTAACTATAAGCAACTTTTTCTTCCAGTGAACCAATATTGAAGAGTGAACCAGTAGCAAAGTAACCAAATCCTCTCTGAACATTGGATGCAGCACCACTGATTGTAAAGAGTTGAGTTTCTGTAGATGCAATAATAACTTTTGCATCTGCTTCTCCACCAGCAGCAAAAAGTGTACCTGAACCTTGATAAGGTGTTGGTGCAAATACAACCCCAGATGAACCATTGAATCTGATTGCACCATAAGGTTTGATTGGGTCAATCAGAGTGATTGAACCATAATCTTCTGCAACGGCACTGTTATTTGTAATAGAACCATAATTTTCAGTAATTCCAAACGCAGTAACTAAACCATAATCAAAATTATTGAATGGAATTTCAGAAGAACCATTGTAACTATAAGTTACTGCCTCAATCTTATCTCCAATCTTGAACAGTGAACCAGTTCCAGTATAAGGTCTGCTGAATGGAGCATTTGCAGAACCAGATACCTTGAAGAGGTCTGTAGAAACTTCTGCAAAGAGTCTGGTTTCTGCAGATCCACCAGTTGCAAACAGTGAACCAGTACCAATTTGTGTGTATACTTGATATGCAACAACAGCAGCAGATCCAGAAACATTAAATGTTCCGAATGGATACAGTGTGGTAACATCAGTAATTAATCCATAACTGAGTGCAAGTGCAGGTTCGTCATCAATAGAATCATAATTATTTGCGATTCCTGCAACAGAAGATACTGACTGATAATCTTGGGAAACAAATTCTGATACTGAATAAGTATTATATGCGAAGGTCGCTGCTTCAATCTTTTCACCGATGTTGAAGAGAGAACCATCGCCAACATAAGACTTAATGAACGGAGCATTTGCAGAACCAGATACCTTAAATAGATCTGTTGTTTCTGCGGCAAACAATACAGTTTCTGCAGCACCACCAGTTGCAAGCAGTGAACCAGATCCAATGTAAATTGGTCCAAGATTAAATACTGCTGCTGCAGAACCACTATACGAGAATGAACCGTAGGGATATGTTGTTGTGGTAAATACGACTGAACCATAATCTATACCACTACTACTTGGAATTGTTACTGAACCATAATCAATTGTCGTTCCAGATGCTGTAATTGTTCCATAGTCAATACCACTGAATTCATTAACAACAGTTTCGTTGTAAATATAAGTAACAGATTCTGCAGCACCAGAAAGTAAAGTAATATATCCTTTTTCTTGTGGTACTGGTTTGATGACAGCAACGTTTGCGGAACCACTGACTTCATAGAGGTCAGTGCTTTCTGGTTCTTTCTTAGCAGTGAGAATAACAACAAGATCGCAAGCACCATAAATATCAATTCTTCCAGAACCTTTAAAGTTCAGAGTCGGTAAGAACGAACTTGTTACACTTCCGCCAATAGTAAATGGACCGAAAGCATAAAGTGATTGGTTTTGATTAATGTATCCATAATTTAATTCACTATTAGTTTCATTGATGATGAGACCATAATCAGCAGTAATTGAAGGTGAAGTAGATACTGACTGATAATCAAATTGACTGAAAAGATTCTTAGAACTGGTATTGTAATGATAGGTTGCTCTTTCTTCGATATATCCAGTTCCAAAGAAAGAACCAAAAGAAATAGATGAGAATTGATCGTATGCACTGGCAACCTGAACATTTGCTTCGCCATATACATTGAACAGATTCGTTGTTTCAGTATCTGTTTCGACAGTAATTGCTCTAGAATCTGCTTCGCCTCCAATTGCAAACAGTGAACCTGTTGCAGGAATGGAAACACCAAGAATTCTGATACTTGGTGAAGAACCATAAACATTGAGAGTTCCAAATGGATATACAACATCAGTATCAATTAGGTAACCATAATCAAATTCAGCAGAACTTCCTTGTGTTACAGAACCATAATTCGCAGTTGTTCCAGAAGTTGTAATTGTTCCGAGATTAAGAGTTCCATAACCAAGAATTGATGAGGTATTATATGAGTAAGATGCACTATCTTGCGGAGCGTTGATAGTTGCAAATGAACCTGAAGTATTGTATGATGGAACGAAATGAGTTTTAGCATTACCATAAACATTATAAAGGTCTGTACTTTCAAGAACTTTCTTGCCAAACAAACTGAAGATAAGAGCACTACCACCTGTTTCAAATAGAGTTCCACTTCCCTCATAAGATGGAATTCTATTGAACTGAACAGTAGCAGAACCAGAAATGTCAACTCTTCCTCTGTATGGGAATTCAGTTTCTCTAATAATTACATAACCATAATCAATATCACCAGTAGAACCAGTCGTTATGGAACCGTAATTTGTAGTGGTTCCAGAAGTTGTAATTGTTCCGAGATTAAGAGTATTAAATTCTTCAATTGAAGTGAAGGAATAATTATAAGTAACTGAAGATATAGATTCACTGATACTAAAGAGTGAACCAGAACCAACATAAATTGGTCTTCTATTAAGTGCAGTTGTCGCATCACCATATACTCTAAATAGAGCAATTTCTTTATCAACATAAACTTGTGGAGTTGGTTCTGCAAATACAACTCCTGCAGCACCAGAAGAATTGATAGAACCAGAACCAGAGAATCCAAATGCTCTCTTGAAGTTGCTGATTCCACCACTGATGGTTAAGTTTCCATAAGGAACAACAACACTACCAATTACAAGAGTTCCATAATCAAGTTCCGCAGAACTTCCTACAGTAATGCTTCCATAATTTTCTGTAATTCCAGATGCAGTAATAAGACCAAAATCTTCGGTTGTGTAAGTTTGTGCAAATCCATCAGCGTATGTTGAAGACTGATTATAGTTGTATGATGCACTTTCTCCACCAATTCCAATATTAAGCACTGAACCAGAACCAACATAAGCAGTTCTTGATACAACTGCAGCATCACCATAAATTGTAAAGAGTGAAGTCTCGGTATCAGTTTTAATTGCTGGAACTAAAGTATCAGCAGAACCTCTAAGAATAAACAGAGAACCAGAACCAACATATGATGGAGCTGTATCGAGGTCGGTAGTTGCATTACCACGAACATTCAGAGGACCGAATGGATAAATTGAAATAGTATCAAATACATATCCATAATCAGATTCAGCATCACTACCAACAGAAATTAATCCATAATTAACAGTAGTTCCAGATGCAGTAATAGAACCAAAGTCTGTTGTATTAAACAGATTAACTGAAGATGTGTTATAGTGATATGTTGCAGAATCTGATGTTCCGAGAATAGTTTTGATGGAACCAGAACCAAATTCTTTGAATGCAACATTATTAGTAGATGCACCAGATAAAGTAAAGAGTTCTGTAGATTCGACAGACTTATCGACAAATGTAGTAGATTCAGCAGAACCTTTGATGGTAAAGAATGAACCTTCACCAACTGCTGTTTTTGTTTTTGCAGATGTTGATTCTGAAGATAATTGAAGAGTTCCGTATGGATACTGAATGCCTCTTTCAACAACAAATCCATAAGTGAATTCGGAATCACTGCTATTGATAATCAGACCATAATTAACAGTAGTTCCAGATGCAGTAATAAATCCATAATTTGTAGTGCTGTATGGATTAATTGACTGCTCACTATATGTAAATACTCTGGATGATGCAGAACCATTAAGAGTGGAAATTCTGCCAGTTCCAATAAAGGAAGGTCTGCGATAGAATTCTACATTTGCATTACCAGTTACGAAGAAGAGAACTGGGTCTTTGTCAACATAAATCTGTGGTGATGGTTCAACAAATACAAGTGCTGCATTACCAGAAACATTAATTGTTCCAGAACCAGCATAAGCATCTGTAAGTTTAAGATTACTAAATGCACCACTGATGAAGATGGAACCAAATGGTGATTTAAGAATCTTATTATCAATAACATAACCATAATCAAACCCTACAGAACTTCCTTCGGAAACAAGTCCATAATTAATAGTTGTTCCTGAGGCAGTGATTGAACCATAATCGCCTTCAGTATAACTTTGAGTTGCAGAGAAGTTATAGCTATAAGTTGTAGTGTTTGTAGAACCAGAGAGTGCTTTGTATGCTCCAGAAGCATCATACTTAGGACTACGAAGTGCAATAGCATCTCCAGTGACTCTAAAGAGGTCTGTGCTATCGAATACGTTACCTACAAATGCTGATGTATCTGCAGCACCATTGATTGCAAACAGACTACCTGAACCAATAACTGAAGGTCCAAGATTGAATATCGTGGTGGATTGACCTTGGAGGGTTGTAAGACCTCTGTATGGGTATTCAGTCTGGCGATTGAATACATAACCATAATCAGATTCAGCATCACTATCAACAGAAACCAGACCATAATTTACAGTAGTTCCAGACGCAGTAATAAATCCATAATTTTCACTTTCAAATTCTACAATAGAACCAAACGTGTAACTCCAGGTTCTTGATGAAGTAGAACCACCAATGTTGAATAGTGAACCAGAACCAGAATATATTGCTCCTCTCTGGAATACTGTTGTTGCTGCACCAAAAACATTGAAGAGAGCTGTTTCGGTATCTTTGTAAACTTGAGGTGTTGGTTCTGCGAATACAACAGTTGCATCTCCATAAACAGATGCTCCACCAGAACCGAAGAAAGAATTTCTGAGTTTCGGTGAGAAGTTTCCTGATAGTGTAAGAGTACCAAATGGGTATACAAAGTCATTGTCAATTACATAACCATAATTTTTCTCTGCAGAACTACCAACTGCTACACTGCCATAATTTGCAGTTGTACCTGAAGCAGTAATTGCACCAAAGTCTTGAGAATTATAAAGTGATACTGCATTAATATCGTAATTGTAAGTATTGCGATTTTCTGAAGAGATGACAGTTTTAACATCCCCAGATGCAATATAAGTTTTTACAAGATATGCTGAGGAGTAACCACCAGAAATATTGAAGAGAAGAGTTTCTTCTGGTGTATTATAAGAGACTGCCTGTGCAGAACCATTGATATTTGAAATATCACCAGAACCGACAAACGTTTTGGTGTTTTTATTAACAATGAAACCAGTTACAAAAGCAGAACCGTAAGGTTTCGCAATACCAACATTAACAATTGAACCATAATCATATTGATTAGAAACCTCATCAATTATTGAACCATAATTTGAGGTTGTTCCAGAAGTAGTAATTGATTGATAATCAATTTCTGCATAACCAACAATTGAAGAAGAATTATAATTGTAAGTTGCTGATTCAGTTTTAGTGCCAATGTTGAATAGATTAGCAAATCCAGTATATGACCTAATAGTTGGTAGAAGGTTTTTATCAATTGTTGCAGAACCAAATACTCTGAAGAGAGATGTATTAGTATCTGATTGTTCTTGATAAAGAATAGATTCTGTTACAGAACCAACTTCAAACAGAGTTCCTGATGAAGTTTCAGTAAAGACTTTACTTAGAGGATTTGCAAAACCTTGAATAGAAAGTTTTCCAAATACTGGAATATAATCAATATATCTGTAATCTTCGTATGCTAAACTACTGAAGCTATCAATGGAACCATAATCAAATGCCGTAGAGTGTGGTGACTCCAGCAGTCCGTAATTTCTTGTAATGAATGATGTATCATCGAATGATACACCAAAGTCGTAAGTATAATTTCTTGACTTACTACTGTTAATATTATATTCTACACTACCAGATCCAGTATAAATTCTGGTTGTGCTCGATACAATAGGTGGACCAGTAATTCCTGGTGCCACCATTCTTGTAATGTCTCCACCCATTTCAAAGAGTGTACCTGAACCAATCCAAATAAATACTGGAGGTACATATTCACCGACTTTAATTAATCCTTCTCCATTAAATACCTTTGTTGCTAAGACATTTGAACTTCCTCCATATGTCTTAACTTTATTTTGATCATTGAAATCTGGTGTAATATACTTATAATCGAACGCAACATCTCCAGGACTTACTATGCTACCAAAGTCTATGGATACATTATGTACTTGAGAAACACTTAAATAATCATTGTAAACAACTAAATCTTCTGTTGCTGTTGTATAACTGTAAACAATTGTAGGCGCAGCCGACCCACTGGACGAAACGCCCATACCTTCATTTGATGTGGCATTGTAGGTATATGCTGTCATCTACGTTCTCTAATTAAAAGGGGATTACCGTAGTAATCCCCCAAACTTAATAATATAAGAGTGATTTTTAAAAATCAGTCAAGGCTTACATTCAGGGTAATCTTGATTTGGTCGCCGTTGTTTTGAATTGGGTATGGACCATTTGTGAATCTTTCAGCGAACAGGATGCTTGGATACAGCGTTGCTGAACCAGTTCCATTCAGAGCAGGAGTTGTCTGGAATGTTGTATTTGTCTTACTGAAGATTGTGTAATGACCAGCTGTGGTTGTCGTATTACCTGTACCACGAGCAACATAGATAACATCACCGACTTGCAGACCGTGGTTGATACCACCAGTAGAAATCTGAGTGAAATCAAGAGTAATGCTTGAGTCAGTAGCAACCTGAATGTTATCGGTCAGGTTAGAAGACAGATAGATTCTTCTGAGAGCAAGGTCGATACCATTGATTGTGGTTCCAGAAGCAACAGCATTGTTTCCACCAACAACCATACCAGTGGTGATATCATCCATAATACCTGCAGTGTTAGGCAGTGTAATGAAGTTGTTTCCAACGACACCAATACAAGGATTGCTGTTATCACCTTTGTTCAGAGTTGTGCCAGCAGCAGCAGTTGCAGCGTTTGCAACACCCTGCAGAGTTACAGGCATATTCTGTGCTCTGGACAGATAGTAACCATAAACGTTACCAGCAGCAGAAGTAAATGTGAATACCTGCTCAGGATAAGTAGCAGTAGTAACGCCACCAGTGAATGAGATTGCACCAGAAACAGTACCTGTATTTGCAATTGTCAGAATGACTGTGCTACCAGAAACTCTGGAAACTTTAGCACCAGAAGCAATACCAGTACCAGATACAAGGTTACCTACACTAATTGTTCCAGTAAGACCAGTTACAGTGATGGTATATTCGCCAGCAGTTCCTGTTGAGTTAGTTGAAGATGCTACTGGATCACCAGCGGTTGAAATCTGCCAACGATTACCATTTAGAAGAATACCGTAATTAGCAGTATATGATTGGTCTCCACGGTTATCTACAAGAGCAGGATATCCTGTGGTAGGTGCCGAACCATATCCGTTAGTATTTGAATCATTATATGGTTCAAAGTAAGCGGTTGCCGAAGGAACATCACCTTCAGCTGGAGTCGTATTAGAAGTGAAGAGTTTCAGAACCAAGTTTCTTGGAATCTGATGAGTCGCATTCAGCAAAGTGCGAAGCGAATCTACTTCACCAATATTTGGGACTAAAAGAGCCATTTAAAAGTTCCTCCGAGGAAAAAATTGACTTTCGTATTGAATTCAAATATATTTATAATTTTACTTTCAGTGCGATTGAGAACCTGTTGATTCCAGTCACTGAGATAACATTATAATTTAAGATATCACCAGCATTAAGAACTTTATTCCAAGTACCTAAATTGCTGCTGGTGTTTTTGTTTTGGTTTACTAATGAGGGTCTAGTCCCTCCACATATTGTAGTGACATTTGGATAATCAGCATATGATGCTTTTCTAATGTCCAAAACCAAACTACCAATTTGATCAGCAACCAATACCCAAGATTCTATCACACCAGTGACATCAATTGCAAGAGACCCTTTATCGCCAACATTAATGGGACTAGACCCATAATCAACAACATAATTTATGGTTCTTGTCAAATCAGCGGTGTTTGCTAAAGCGATACCAAAAAAGGGAACATTACAAGGAGCAGTCGCAAAAGTAATCTGATTACCTGATACAGTATAACCTACACCAGGCTGCAATATAACATTATTTAGTGATATGATAAGTTGTTGATCGTTAAGTGCATTATACAAAACCCCACCTACTCTAATATCAAAAGTTCTGCGGACACAATCAAATTGCCCTGACAAATTATCAATAATTAAATTTTGATATTGAATAGATTTATTATCTGGTGCATAATCTACACCAACACGATATTCATCTGGTTCCTGTGGAACTACAGTATAATTATTAGTGTTTAACGTTACCTGAAAGTCGGACACTATGTTACTCCTGGAGTTACTGTAGCAATTCCTTCAACAACTCTAGTTTTAACTCCAATTGGTGAAGTTAAGATAATATCATAAACGTATCTTTTTGGTGTCAATGTAGTTGTAGTTGCAGCGGGTAATGATAATGTAATCATTCCTCTACTTCTATCAGTAAAAGTAACATTTAATGCCACAGAACTACTAGTGTAGTAACTTTTTTTCATCTTACTTTCTGCTGTGAATCCAGTCAGATTCAAGTAAGAACCATCCGCATTCTTAATGGTAAAGGTCGCTGCAAAATCAGACCCCTGCTCTATTACTACATTAATTGTAATTGCGGACATATAATGAAAAAACCTTCCTTGTTATTTATAAGGAAGGTCTGTATTTATCATTCTTCTGAAGGTTCTTCTTCAGTATTTTCAGTTTCTAAAAGTGATAGTGCTTCGATAGCGCCTTTAAGTTTAAGTGCCATTTCTCGTTTAGCAGTTAATTGTGCTTCAAGATTTTTGATTTCATCGATTACAGTATTAAACTGATTGGTGAAATTTTCTTTAAGTTCTGTGCGTTCCATAGTTTTAAATTACCGATGAGATGTACTTGTTCATTTTTTTAGCGATATTGTCCCACTTATATTCTGGTCTCTGAGTTAGAGCCATACATTTTTTGGAACAAGATTCATAATGTTTTTTGTCATTATAAAGTTTATTAAGTTCTTCCACTATTCCTTCTACTGATACATATGCTCTATCAATTCCGTAGTTAACATCTTTACCCATAAAAGCAATATCAACTAAACTACCAGCATTCTTAAACAATTCAGCACTTGCAGCATAGTTAGGAACTACTTGAGGACAACCAGTTGCAGCGTGCTCAAAAGGAACAAGACCCCAACCTTCTCCTTCAGAAGTATTTACTCCAACATCAACTGAATTATAGATGATGTTGAGAACTTCTGGAGTGATTGCATTTTTTTCAGGAGTCATTTCCAAACCAGAAAGATATAGTCTTCCTTGTGGGTCTAGACCATTCTTCTTCATTTCAGTATTGAAAAGAGGTACAATGTCCCATCCACAATCCTTAACACCCATATGTAGGTATAATTTAGCATCTGGTTTGTCAACCGCAAACCTGGCAAATGCCATAATAGTTAAATCAATTCTTTTGCGTGGTTGATTACGATTGCCATTGAATACAATGAAATCATCATCTTGCATTTTGCCAATAATACCTCGGCATTGCTTTTTGTCCATAGGAAAAAAAGTTTGCGTGTCAACACCGTGCTCTAAGGTTTCAATTTTACCTTCATAACCAGCTTCAAGAATTACGTTTTTTGCATAATTAGTGTATGTAACAGAAAGATCTGTTTCCTCCATCCATTTTACGACTGGTTCAAACCAACCGCCCCCATCTACAGGGAAATAATTAATCCACTTAAATTCATCAGATTCTTTATATGCCTTAAGTTTTTGCCAATACATATTAATAATCCAAACATCATTGAATGCTACAATGATATCTGGTTTAATAGCATTATAAAGTTCTTCAACATAATTGAATCCATAAGGATCTGATGCACCACCTTTAGTACTAGCGGCGAAAATTTTAAATGGAAACTCGTGTTTTTGACCAAAATAATTGATACCCATTACTGTGGTATCATATTTTGAATGAATTCTAGTCAGAATGGATTCTGATACTCTGCCAAATCCACTCGGAATAACACAGTCACCAATCCACAATAATTTTTTCTTACTCATAGAAATGACAATTTTTCATAGACATCATACTATAATTTATAAGGGTTGTCAAGGAAGGATTATGAAATGCTGCCTCCGATCACACCATTTGCGTTAAAGATAAGTACAACTGCTGTTCCTGAAGTAGCAGCCAACGTTACGCTAGTTTGACTTGTGCCGCCAGCATCACCTTTAGAAAGGTTGACAGCAGTAAATCCAGTTGTGGTATTGCTTGCTGTAATGTTAATTGTTTTTGCTCCAGCGTTAGTATTTCTTAAATACAATTCAATGATTCTTCCTGGAGCAAGGTTGCTAATATTAATTGTTCTTGCTGTTGTACTGGCACTTTGCACATATGCATATAAAGTAGTTACAGAAGCATCAACAGTAGCATCTGCATCAGTCGTTGAACTTGCTGATCCAAAGGCACCACCATTAATTGCTGGACTGGTTAATGTTTTAGCACTTAAAGTTTGAGTGCCATCTGTAGTTACAATTTCACCAGCAGCATTAGTAAATCCTCTTCCTAATACTTGAGTTGCAGAAAGAACTGTAGTTCCTGCAATTTGATAAGTTTTTCCTGTAGCAATATTTAAGTTTTCTGTTGATGACCAGCGAGTTCCAGTGTTTGAATAAGTGAAAGTAATTCCAGTGGTTCCGAGTGTAATGCCAGCACCATCTACTGCTGCTGAAGTCGATGCACCATCGGCAAGTACAATATTAACATCATCAATACTTAGTACAGTTGAATTTATTGTAGTGGTTGTGCCATTTACAGTCAAATTACCATTTACTGTAACACCAGAAGCAGTTACATTTCCTGTAAATGTAGCTCCAGCGCCGTTAATATTAGAAACAGAGATATCACCTGTTACAGTAATTCCTGTTGCAGTTGTTTCAAGTTTCTTAGAGTTATCAAAGTAAAGTTCTGATGCACCATCGGCATTGAATACTGCCATAACTTCAGAACCATCATCTTTTCTGATAGAAACATTATTAGTTCCTTGAATATAAAGATTTCCAGTTCCTTGATCTCTGATGTAACTATGAGAACCATCGTGGTAGATTGCTAGATCATTACTGTCTCCGAGATGCAAAATATTATTATCTCCGAAGTACCCGTTCTGGGTGAAATTTGCATTTTTGTGGAAGATAACTTTTTCAGCACTGTCTGTTGTTTGGAAACTCAAATAATCATTTGTTCCCTCTCTAATTCTAAGGGCTGGATTAACATTATCAATCAGAGAAACTGTGACTGCTTGATTTGATAAATCAAGGGAAGAACCTTTAATTTTTAAAGAATTATTAATTACTGTAGTTCCAGTTCCAATAGTAGAACCAATTCTAATATCACTATTATTAATTAATAATAAAAAAGTATTCTGACTAGATAAAATCTCACCACCATTTACATTTAAATCACCATCTAATACTGTATCATCACTTCTGATTCTAAAATTAGTATTGGGAACTCCACTGGGAGCAGTAACACCCATGGTTACATTGTATGCCGCACCAAAAGCATTTACTGTGGTTGCTACAGTATTATAAAGATTTTGAGTCGTATTTGTTCCTACAACTGTAGGATTTCTTAAGGTTAAAGTTCCTGTTGTTGCGCCTAAAGTGATAGTAGTAGCATCACCTAAAACAAGCGCATTTACAGCTGTTGAATTAAATACTGTAACAGTGTTTGAAGTAGTTGTAACGTTACCGCCATTTACTGCAACGTTTCCAGTAACAGTTAAATCTTCATCAACTTGAAGAGTATCAATATAAGCAGTTCCATCAATGTAAAGATTTCTCCATTCCTTAGATAAAGAACCTAAATCATAGGTATTATCGATATTGGGAATAGCGTGTGAATTTAAATCAGCATTAAAGACAATATTATCAGTATCTAAATCTCCAAAAATAATACTACCAGCACTACCATTACCAGCTCTAAATGTAATATCTCCTTCTACTGTGAGACCACTAGCCACATAAAGACTTTTTGTAACACCAAGAGTATTTGCGTCTACCTTATAAAGACCTAAATTAGTAGCACTATCAAAAGATAAACTTGGTGTTCCTAAAGAACCATCTTCAAGTTGAATTGTTTGCCCTGAAAGAGTAACAAAACCAGCAACTACCTGATTAACAGAAGTAGTAACTACTTTTGACGGAGTAACTAAGTTTTGACAATCACCAATATCAGTTCCGATCAGATTGATTAACTGACGTTGCTGCTCAAAAGTATTGCTAAGTAAAACTTCTCTAATTGCCATTGGTAAGTTGCTTTAATAATTGCTTGATTTCATCAAGTTCTTGCTTCAAAGTATTTATCTCATTAACCATATTGTCACGGTTTGCCTTTGCCTTTTTATATTTCAGGTACTCATCATAATTTGAATTAATGATGGCACCTGAATTCATATCACGATAAAGATCAGCGTGACCTTCTACTTTATACTTGTCCATTATGAATGAGCGATTGCACGAAGGTCTTCTACTCTTGGCGGGTAAGCAGGATTACTGCTGGTAAATACAATTTTAATTGCAAATGACTTGAAAGGTGCCAAATCATTTGCGGTGAATCTATACTCAATATAAGAGTTTAAATCTTCTGCAGTTGGTGATTGGGTGTTCAATGTATCTGGGGTTGCAGTTGCATTATTGTCTGATAGTCCAGTGCCATTGAAGTAACTCCAAGAAATTCTATTGAAGTCTTGAGTGCTTCCATCTTCTTTAATCTTATACATAACCTTCATATCACTATTAGAGAAGAGATTTGCAGTAATTCTTACATCAAGAGATTCTGCTGGTGCTTCAAGAGTTACTTCTTTTGTGAGATATTTTGATTTCGTAGAAGTACCAATTGGTTCAGTATCAGGAATAAACAAGAATCCTCTAGTCGAAGAAGCAGCAGAAATTAACCTTGCAGTTGGGGTTGCTGAAAAATCATTAATAATATCATTTGCAGTAAATGGTGTTTCACTTGTTAATTTAATACGCAGAGTTCCATTTCCAGAATCCCATCCATTTACAATACCACTCTTATTCACCACACTCGTAGGAGTAGTAGTAATTGTAGCAGCACCAATTGTTTGACTAATTTGTGTGCCACTTACAAAAGTTCCTGTGGTATTAATTACTTTAAGTTGCCCTGCTGATACAGAAACAATTTCACCAGTCACCACTGTTCCTCCTTGGATTTGATTCAATACTGTTGGAGATCCAGTTGTGACGGCAAAAGATCCACCAGCTGCAGCAGTAAAATTGATGATAGTAGTTTTTACAAGTTGAGTTGTAGAAGTTAAACTATATGAAGAAGAAGTAGGAACTGTCAATACCTGACTCTTTGCACCATATCTTACTTCATTTCCAGTTGGATTATCTAATCTACTTCCGACTGTAATTACATTTGCTCTTCTAAGATCAATTACTGGAGAAACATTGTCTCTTCCAGTTTGCATTGATAATGTATATGTTAATGTTTTTCTTCCATTAAGACGATTTACGCCATCATAATTAATTTCATTTAGTGCAGAAGCAATTACTCTACTTGTATCAAAGAAATAATTTTCTCCTGGTATAATATTAACAGCACTGCTTAATGTATATTCATTAGTAGTTGAACTATCAACTGCTTTGCCATTTGTAGTGGTAATAGAATGAGATACAGATGATGAAGAAAATGCGAGTGTTCCCACTTGAGATTGAATGATCTGATATAATTTATTTGTCGTTGCTCTTACTAGAGAACCCCCACCAGAACCACTTCCAGTTAATGTAACTGGAATAGAACTCCATAAAGTACTATTGATTAAAATACAGTAATCATCAAGTCCAACATTGAAAATATCATGGAATCCATTTAAAATAGAAACAGGAATTCCGAAAACATTTTCAGGACTTCCGATACCAGCAATACCACTTAAGAATACCACATCACCAGATTGCATACCATGATTTGGATGATTTATTCTTAGAATTTTTTCATTTCCGCCAAATACTGAAGAAGTTCCTACAGTGTTATCAACGCTAATTGGATTATTAGGAAGAATGACGGTTTCAAGATCTTTATTTACTAATTCAACGTTTGCTGTAGATCCTCTTGAGAAAACAGCTCTGTTTATAGTAAACTTGATATCTTCTATAGGATCTTCTACCCAGGAAGAAGAATTTTGTGCCTTATAAAGAGAACCAACTCCAGGTTGATTTGTAGCTAATACTGTACTTGCTAAAAGTGCTTCACCAACTCTTGAGGTATAAACTGTATAATCAGGTGAAGTACTTGATACTACAAAAGCATAAGTAGTATTGTTTGCTAAGTAAACAGGAGATGGGAATGTAAATCTTGTTTTAACAGTTGCATCTGTAGAAACAGAAATCCCCATTTTAACTGCTGGATTAGTGATTCTAAAAATTGCTTGTGCAGTTGCACCAGTACCACCAGTTCCAGTGATTGATACTGCTGGAGCAGCATAATATCCATTTCCAGGATTAGTAACTCTAATATTATAAATCCTTCCCTCATATACATCAGCAACCGCTGCTGCAGGAATTCCAAATGCACCACCATTATCACCTGTGATGTTAATAGTTACTCCACCTGCTACTGATGAATATCCACTTCCGAAATCTGTCACTTTAATACTTTCTACTTGACCACTATCAAGATCAATAAAGAATTGTGTTGTTGTGATTGCAGGAGAAACGTTCAGTATTAGTTGTTCACCTGGAATAAAAGAAATACCATTATGATTTCTCAATCTTAAATTATATCTAGTATTTGGATCACTAACAACTTGAGTAGTTTTAATCTCTCCTGTAGCTCCAGAAGAAACTCCTGTAACTGTAACACCAGCAGTAAAAGATACTCCAGGAGATACAGTATTTGTGGTTCTAATCCTAAGAATAGTATCAGGGTTTAGTGTAACTTCACTGAATGGTAAAGTTCTTCTAGTAGGTACACCTGCAGTAGTTTCAGTCAAATAAACAGTGACAGGTCTATCGGTATCAGTTCCAGAAGATGTAGTTTTATTTTGGAAATATAAATCTAAACTGGTTAAGAATAATCCCTCATCAAAACCACTAACCTCAAATGTTTGTGCAATTGGATCTAATAACCCAGATTGATTTACGTTAACTCTATTTGTTCCTACAAACTGAACAGTATCAGAGTTTGAAATAGATCTTCTGCTGATAGAGGGAACACGAGTTGATTGAATACTTCCAAGACTAGTTTCTGGAGATCCACTTACTACATATTCAGATTCAACAAAAGTAGTTACACTTGTCTGATCTGAAGTATTGGTTGAACTTGAAGTAAGTCTGAGAACTTTAGTTCCTGCAGTAAATCTTCTCTGTTCTCCAGATGTTTGATAGAAAGTAGATGGAGATGAAGTTAAATCAAGAACTCTTCTGCCAGAAACAGGTGCATATCCGTTAGGAATTAAAAATTGACCACTAATATTTCCATTTGCATCAGTAGTAATTGCTTGACCAAAACCGAGTTCAGCATAACCTGCTACTCCAGTAAAAGGAGTTAATAGTCCATTAACATTGTCTGGACTTACCCAAGCATTTACATCAATACCATCAAAGAAAGCGTACAGTCTTGTATTTGGTTCAAGACCTCTTGCTACAAAAGAAACAACTCTACTTCTAATATAAGGATTATAAACATTAGCAACTACTCTTTCACCAACAGCGTTCACTGCTGAACCATATGGAGTTAATCTATTCTGAGTACCATTTCTCGACCTTGTTCTAGTAGAACCTCTGACAAGATTATTTGTGTTATCTCCAAATTGAGCAATACCGTTTGAAATACTAGTTGTCGAGTTAGCAAGATTATAAGACTGAGTTCCTGTCCAGGCAAATTGCCAGTCATTCCAAATACTTCCCCAAAGATCAGTAGAATTATTCCTAATAGTATCAAAAATAGAATTTTCATTTACAACTAACTCAGGTGGAGTTATGGTGTCTCTCCATTCATCAATATTTGGTTCAAGAGTCATTACCCCAGCATATCTAGATGCTCTTCCTGGATTAATAGTTAAATTTCTAGTGGCAAATTGATTTAGAACAGTTGATTGTTCAGTATAGGGAAGAGTAATTAAATCACCAGTTCTCTTATATCCATTTGCAGTTCTCTGAGCATCTGTTAAGTTATTTTCAATTAATTCAGTTTGTGATGCATAGAAACTTGGTCTCAAAATACCTGTTTGAGTATCTACAGAACAAGCATAGTCAGTAGATAATGTATTACCTACATTATGTCCTTCAAAATTATCTACAATAATACCATTCTTAAATCTTTCATTTCCGTTTTCATCACGAACTTGAGAATTAAATGTGTCCTGCTCAAGTAAACTGAGAGTAGTGTAGTATTCGAGTTTTTCAATTCTCTTAACTAACTTTCCAATATCACGCATAGTGTAACGCCTGTTATCAAAACTTCTAATTTTGATATCAGAAACATTAGCAGTATATGCAGGAATATTTAAAGTATATAAGAGGATAGCATCATCAATTTGAGAAGGAACTTGGGGATTCAGTGATGGTGTTCCTGATGCAACAACAAAACGTCCAGATTTATTAAGATAAATTGAATCAATTCTATTGAGATAATAACGATAACCTGTATCAAAGGGTTGACCAAATAATGCAACATATGAAGCAGATGCTCCACCTCCATCAAAATTTGCAGACTCTATGAAACTCTTGTCAGCAAATCCAGCGATCCAAGATCCATTGGTTTCATTATAATCAGCAACTCGTGGTCTAAAATCAACAACATCTGATAGAGAAACCAGACCATGAACACTAGAATTGAAGGTAGGAATATCGCCGTAATCAATGTTAGTATATGAATCAACAACAAAATAATCACCAGCACCTACGTGTCTAAAATAATCAAACACTACTAATAATTTGTTAGTGGGAACAGGTGCTCCTGGTTTTCTAATTAATCGTGCGAGGTCATAATAAGTTTCTCTTTGTCCGCCATCAAAAATAAAATTATCAGTAATATTGACATCATTAACTGTTGCTGATGCTCCAGAAGTTGACATATAAACTCCCTTGAGTTTATATCCATCAGCGTAGATCAATGGAATAATTTCGTTAGTAAAATCTGAATCAATATTTTGCGTAGCATCAACAAAAAGCGTTTTTGTTTTAGGAGTGGTGTCAGATTTTCTTACTGTGGCAACTAATTTAAATTGAAGTCCTGAATAAGTAGAACCTAAATTAACCGTCAATGATGAACCAGAATTTGTAACATTACTTGAAATGTCAATTAATGATCCAGCAGAGATAACAGCAATTGTTGGATGGGATGTGAGAAGAGTAAAAACATATGTGTCATTAATGAATGACTCACCTGTTGATAAAGTAAATGTTTTACTTCCAGAACCATCTAAAATATCAACAAACTCTTTTTGAATAGTGTAATTAATTTCAGTATTTGAACCTGGATTTAAAACAGCAGTACTAACATTTTTATTTGCGAATGGTATAATATTTGTATCAGAAGTTAGACCATTAAGTTTTGTTCTAATTCTGGTGACAGTCTTTGCACCAAATGTAGAAAGAACCTTACCATAAACATAAATTCTAGCAGTATTTGAACCACTATCTCTTACAGCCTGTCTTACAATATATTTCGTAGAAGCACCAGTATTATTTACTACTCTAATAATATCACCATTAATTAAATCTAAATCTGGTCTTGCTCCTAAGTTATCAGCTCTAATAAAATGATCTCCATCTGAAGCACTAAATAATGCTCCATTTGATACTACATAATCATTTTGAACTGAAGAGATATCTCCTGAAAAATAATTATTGCTAGTAAATCCATAGAAACTTCTTACATAAGAAGAATCAAAGTTTACAACTGTATTAGAATTTGTGATTGCAATAAATTCTGCTGCTGTTCCACCACCTCCAGAAATTACAACTGTAGGTGGAGTGGTATAAGAAGAACCTAATGCTTCTCTTACACTAGGAGTTAAATCAATAGAATTTACTTTTCCCCCAGAAACATTAATATTAGATGTTCCAATTATAGAAGTTTTATCTACGCCATTGATAGTAACTGTAATTCCACTCGCAGTAGTATATCCAGTTCCCCCATTAACTTGTTTAAAATATTCAATAGTTCCTTCTGGTTCAATAAAATTAACTGGTGTTGAAGTACCAATTGGTTCAGTGATGATTGTTTCTCCAGGTCTGAAAGTACCAGAAACATTAGATAAAAATATTTCACGTCCTTCATCGGAATAAGTTTCTAAAATACCAGAAGCGCCACTAGATTGTCCATAAACATAACGACCTACTGCTAACGTAGTGCCACCAGTAAAGAAATTTACACTATTTTTGCAAACAATTTTAGTAGTGTAATTAGTTTTAAATAATCCTAATTTAAATGTAGTGCTTAATTTATCGAGTACATTGGAAGTTGTACTTCCAGGACTGAGTAATTTGATATACTTGGTTTTTGAAATACCTACCAAACCACTGCTTATCTTTTCATAAGTTGATAGAGTTGCAGTAACATTGCCACCTGTTGTAGAGATAGCAATAGAATTTCCAGCTCTGAAAATTCCAGTTCCTGTTTTAGTTACGAATAACGTAGCAAAAGTTCCTGCAGCATTTACAGAATAATTCTTGATAATTCCATTAATCGAACCACCTGGGGCAGATGAAATTACCCAAGTTCCGCCAGCAGCAGCTGCTGTGATCGCAGATAGTCCAGCACCAGTTACAGTAATTATCCAGCAAACTTCTGACTCTGGTGAAGTAGTATCACTTCCATAAGAAGTATCACCAAACATACCATCAGAATAATTTTGAAATAGTTTAACTTCAGAAAAAGACTTTGTGCTAGTAATTACTAGTCCACCACCTCCCGAAATATTTTCAATATCAGGAAATCCATAAAGATTTCTGACTGTAAAATTAGGACCTTCTAAAATAGATAAAGCAACGTCTGAATTTGTAGCTGTATCCCTAGCTTTATTGATTTCCACATATCTAGTGGAAGTAGTTTCAATTTCATATCCTCTAACGTATGCTTTACCAGGACTCAATTCAGCGATGAACTTACCAGCATCACCACCTGCAGATGCAAGATATACACCATTATTTGAACCAGAATTCAAATGTTCTCTGAGACCCAAATTGAAGTCTCTTACAACATAGTCTCCAGATTCGTCATAAGTTCTTCTTGCTAAAACATCTTCAAATAAAGATGAATTGTCCCCTGTCTCAACAGTTTGTCTAACAACACCACCTTGAATTAGAAGAAGTTGAACAAAATCTCTTTGTTCTGGGAAATCTAATGCTCTCTTAGCAAGAGTTACAGTAATTTTAAGTCTGTGTGCTCCTGGAGCAGTAAAGTTTGAATATCCTTGTGCATTATCCAAAAGTGAAAAGTCTTCTTCTGGTGTTACAAGTGTTTCGGATACAACAAATCCAACCTTATATGAAGGAGTGTTACCATACTTATCGAGAATTACAGTTTGCCTATCAGTTCTTACTAAAGTACCGTTAATAAAATATACGCCTTCATTAACAGTTACTGCAGATCCAGAACCAACTGCAGGAGTGCTAGTAGGTCTTGCAGTGCCAGTGATTCCTACGATGGCAGTTGGATTGCCAGCAGAATTAGCAGTAAGAGTTTCTCCCTCAGTAAATCTGGTTGCAGTGGTAGAAGAACCACTATTTTCATATTTTACAAAAAATGTAGCTGAATCTGTAGCAGTTGCTGCTGTTGCGTTTACAATGGTAGCAACTAGTCCAGAGACACTACCAGTGACTCTTGTGCCAATATAATCAGTAATTAATAAGTTATTTGTAAATGAACTTAATTTGACATAATCATATCGATCATCGTAAATAATTTCCCCAGGAACTACGATAGAACCCTGTTTAAATCTCGATTTACTTAATTGCTCAATTTGATTTTGTAAAATCGATTGAAGACTAGTAAGCTCTCGTGATTGAATAGAATACCCTGGTCTAAAAAGTACTCTATAAAAATTCTTTATTGGGTCAAAATCGTCAAAATATGGCGACCTATTTAGATTAGTATTCTGGGGCATATTTTTTAACTAAAAAGTTTAGTTATACTAAGGTATATATTAGAATTCTACGACCAGTTTTACATCTTCAATTTGATCTACTGCACGAGATACAGTTCTTCTGTTTTCTGTATAGATGATATCTCCAGTATATTTCTTAATCTCAGGTCTTGCATAACCATTGGTGAACTGAAGATTTTGTGTAGAAAGATTATATGCAGTGTCTGGAGCTAATGAAGTTCCTGAAGTTGCTCCTACAATTGTGTTAGCACCATCAAATTTATTTAAGAAACCACCTTGAGCACCAGTTGCAGAGTGCTCATATTCATTTTGATAAACTTTCAAAATTTTAGTAGAACTATCCCAAGAAACAACCTTTCCAGTTGCATTTGTTGTCGTTTGAGTGACAATTTCATCAACTAAGAAAGATGAAGTGCTTGCCGAAGGAAATTTGATTGAAGTAAGAGCATTATAAGTGGATCCAGCAGCTACAATTCCTGAAGATTCACGAGGATCTTTGAGAATACCAATTCTCCTAAATTCAGTATCAATTGGAAATTCATTTGCTTCACTATACTCAAGACGAACATTAACCATTACTCGTTTTGCGCCGAGTTCTTTGTAAACATCAAATCCGTGCCCACCATTTGGAGAAATGATAACTTCCAAATTAGCTCCAGAACCACCAGCTCCAATACCAGGAATTTCAGTTACATTAACATTAATTTTACCAAAAGTATATCCAGAACCAGCATTTGTAATAGTAACAGATGTAATAGTTCCGCCAGAAACCACTAAAGTACAAGTTGCCTGAATACCACCGTTAACATTATGATCTCCTCTAATGGGAACATTGGTATAAGTGTTATCAGTATAACCACTACCACCATTCTTAATTACAACAGCATTGATTGAACCATCAACCGCCGCTGCTTTTACATCTACGCCATTTGTAGGGTCTCCAGAGGAACCAATTCCCCACGCTGCTGGTGTTGGGATATAAGTACTGGTATAGAACTTCAGAACGTCATCTGTACCGATACTATACATAAATTTCCACATATAACCATCGGCAAGAGGTCCGATAATCCCAGTGCCAGTTCCAGTTGGTGCTACCGTTGATGCTACACCATTAATATTAGATGGACTTGAACCATTATAGATGCACTTATAAACTTTGTAATTATGAACTACATAGAACTTCGATGAATATAAATTAGTTGCGTTTTCACCAGCACTATTTGCTCTATAGTCAGCACTATAATTAGGACGATACATTGAATATGTTTGTCCAGAAGTCCAGTCATAACGAGGAATTACCAGTCTGACATTAGCAGAGTCAACTTTTTTCAATGAAATCATATCATCGAAAATTTCCTTCTCATAATTAAAATTATCAATTGGAGTTGGTGGATTATTTTCATCTGGAGTCGCAAGATAAGAAGTGCTATGCTGACTACCAGAAGATTGACCAACATAACTGGTAATACCAGAAACCGTAGCAATATCCCAAGCCTGTGGACGACCAATAAAAAAGTACATATTAGTGGGAGATGCTTCACTAAATGCTTCTTCAAATTGTTTTGCGTTATGAATTCTGAACTGTTCAGAAATAAGAGCTGGCATGTTATTAAAGACTTAATTTTCCTTTGAGTTATTTATATTTATTACCCTCGCCAAGCAATGTTGAAATATTCACCAGCACTGTGACCAGATGCTGTTGTAGTATTAAGACCACGAGAGACATTCAACAATGTTTGACCAGAAATAGTTGTGTATTGAGCAATTTCATTACCAAATAGTACATAACCAGATACTGTTGGGAAATAATTTGTATTTCCAGAAACAACAATTGTAGTATCAGTATTAGTAATTCCACTTGCTAACGATGCTCCTACAGTAATATATGTCTCCAAACCAAGATTAAATTCATTAAATTCATTTACACCAGTAGTTTGATTACTTCTATTAACAAAATCACCAATAGTCAAATTAGGATACAATCTAATGAATGTTTCTAAATTCGTATTGCTTCCCAAGAAAGGAGGATTATTACCATCAAGATTAAGTGGTTCATAACCAAAAGCATTATGTTCAAAAATTCCAAGTGAATTTCCAATATTATCAGTTTCAGGATTTTGCATTACTACCACTGGTGTACTAATAGTATTCATTAATACACTAATTGTAGGAACTGTAATATCTTTTTCTGCTACATTCCCACTAGTGGTACTAGAAATAGTGCTATTTGCAGATAGGAAGTTTCCTGTTTGATATGCAGGAGGAGTATAAGATACTTCAATATTATCTCTAGTGTAAACTGGATATTTTTGTCTGATAATTTCATACTTCTTAGCAAAGATTACTTCAGGTGCAGAAGTATATCCAGATCCAGAACTGAGAACGTTAATACCTACTACTGAACCATTTCTCATTACAGGTTCAGCTTTTGCTCCTTTTCCTGGGTTATCACAAGAATTTTTGAAGACAATAACTGGAGCAGTATCGTAGTCAAAGCCACCATTTAAAAGAGTTACTGATGTAACACCGCTTGTAGTTCCAGAAACAACTGCCGAAGCAACAGCATTTTTACCTCTTACATAAGAATTATCATCAAAAATAAGACAAATATACTGAAGCATATCAGAATACTTGACAAATTGAGATCTAATTTCAATTAATTCTTTTGGTGTTTCACCTTCGATAGCAATTCTGTCTCCTGGTTCAATATAAGAATATGAAGTTTGATTCTTAGTCCAAACTTGACAACCATCAGGAGTTACATCACCAATTGTGTAAATTGGGTCAAAAACTTTCCCATCATAAATTGATAAAGTTTTATCAAATGACTTTCCATAGAAGAAAAGCATCTTACAATTTTTATTTGCCTGAGGAGGTTCGTTAAAGAATATAACACTTTCATTAATAGTATAAGAATCACCATAAAGTTGAGGAACTCCATCTAAAAGAACTAATAATCTATCAGGAACACCAATTTTATAATTATCACTGTTAAATTGTAAATTAAAGACCGTTTGCGAACCATCAATCAAATTATTGATGCTATCAAGATACTTATACTTACCAAAAGAATAAGCAAAGAATCTTCTTTCTTTATCTGGAGTAAATGTAAAATTAATTCTATTTGGAGATACTGTTCTATCGATAGTATAAGTTTCTCCATAGAACTGAAGAACTCCGTCGATGAATACTAAAAGATTTTCATCTGCTTCAGTAGTCAGTGCAGTACCATTTTCTTTATAAAGTTCAAATGAATTTGTGATACCATCAAATAAAATGGTTTTTACTTTATAAACATATCTTGTTTGATCTGCAGGACTTACGAATTTATAAGATGCAGAGTAGAAAGTAGAACCTTCTCCAGGTGGTTCTTCAAACATAATTTGTCCATTATTAAAATCAAAAGAACCTTTTCTTAACTTTGCATTAAGAAGATCTGAATTTGAAACTACTCCTGACGCTGGAATAAAGTCAGGTATGATTGTCAAGTCTTTAACTGAAAGTTGATTTGTCAAAGCAAGCTTCATCAAATCTCTTGCTGCATTAAAAGCAGTTATTGTTTGAGGAACTTCTCCCTCGACACCATTAGAAATAAGTGTAGTTCCAGATGGAGTAAAGTAAGCTCTTGTTGCATTCAATATATTGCTATTGCCGCCAGTATACAAATCGAGCACTACCGCATCAACAATATACCCAATATCACGAATACATTTTACTGGGTCTGGATTTCCAGTAAAACCTGATATGACATTATACGCACTATTCAGAATTTCTGTACGATTTGCGGTAATTAAATTAGCACCATCTCTATGTCTATTTGCGGCAATAATATCAGAATTTCCTGAAGTAACTGCCCAAATGCCATTGTTTTGTGATGGTAATGTTACTCCTGACCCGATGTTCGCTATAGATAACGCATTAGTTATGATTCCAACTAAATTATCTACTGTAGATCTGACATCTGCACAAGTCCTTGGATCATTATTAGTAGTAATTCCAACTTCATTTTCAAAAAGAACTGTGAATGTATTTGATGATGGTACATCATAAATTTCAAACCTATCGTTGAAAATATATGGAACACCAGTTACAGTCACTCCAGTAATACTTACATATCTACTTGTTGGATAAGTTTGTCCAGATAAAGTATAAGAATAACCGTGTGGTTCCGTTGTTGTAATGGTTGCATTTCCACCATAGTATGAAATAGAACTAATATTTTTAGTTTCTACTGGTTCTTGAATAATTTGATTTAAAACAACTAAGCTGGAATATTCTTCCATTCCAGATGTAGGAGCTCCATCAATTGTACTTAAATTAAAAGTTTTTTCTGAACCATTGAATTGAGATGATAAATCACTAATTCTTCTCACATCAACATCATTATTTGATACATTAACTAAAGCAGAACCAGTTCCAGGAATTTTAGGTAAAATAGACTGATTTATAATATTGACACTTCTTCTGGTTTGAGAAATAAAAGACTCTACATTAATTCCACTTACTGTAATAATTACTTGATTTTGAGTAGGATTACTTGGTAAAAATACACTACCAGTATGACCTGATGCAGTAAACGCAATTTCATCTCTTAGAGATACTTCGCCAAAAAGTTTGAATCCTAATGGATGAGTACTTTTATTTAATTGTTTTCTATAACTTCTAAGAGATTTTGTAGTTCTTACAACATAAGAATAATCTTGATAATAATAACTATCTGTAATTTTTTGAGATGAAGCACTAATTTTTCCAAGATCGTCATCAAAATATCCAAATCTTGAAATATATCCAGAAACGTTTCCATACACTACAGGATACTTAATATTCTTTATGATAGATGTGGATAAATTAACGGTTCCTGTCAATAACGTATTAATTTTTACAGAACTTAAATCACCACTTAGTAAGTTTAATTTAAGTAAGTAGGATTTATTTCCAACTTTATTAATTTCCTTTACTTCAAATGAAACATTATTTGGATGATTTAAAATTTCACCGATTCTGTATGGTATGGTTAAATTTGTTACAGTTATTTTTGCTGCAAATTTAAGTTCTTTTGAAAGAGTTCTATCAAGACTAAATCTATTTCCATAATTATTAAATCTAAGAGTTTTAATTTTTCCAATGCTATTACTCTCTGGAAAGATAATAACAGATTTATCAATTGCTACAATTCTATCAGAAGCACGATATCCTTTTCCAGATTTTACTATAGTCACATTTTGGATTCTACCATTTACTAATACTGGTGATAATGTTGCTCCAGAACCAGTTGAAGTGATGATGCGAAGTTCAACATCATTAGAATATCTTTCTCCTCCGTTTAAAACAGATACAGTATTAAATCCACCTCCAGATGATAAAGTAAACGATAATCTTGCAGCATCCACTTCTTTATGTGTTATACCTATCACTGAAGGTAATTTTTTATATCCAAACCCACCATCAATATTCTCAATAGAAATAATTTTACCTATTGCAGATTCTGAAGTGGTTTCATAATTAATATTATTAAATGTTCTTTCTTCTGGTTGACCATCAATAGAATATTTAAATGTATAATTATCAATCAAAGTTATATTTTTAGTACCAGAAACATAATTATTTTTTATATTAAATTTGTTTCTACCATTGACTACTCTATTTCTCAATTCATAATAATAAAGTCGTGGTACATCTAAATCAGAAAAAATATTTTCATCGAAAATAATAGATGCTCCTGTAGTTCCAGGAACTCCTGATATTGTAGCAAAATTAATTTGATTAATATTTCCAAAATCTTCACTGAAAACTAAAGAATATCCAGAGTTACTTGGATGACTTACATCAAAAACATATCTTGTTCCTTTAATCATTTCAAAATCAAGATTTCTCACATAATGATTTCCAGTGTTGGTGACATCAACTTCCCAATAACTGTTTTTTTGTGTTACAGTGTTTATTGCAATTCTTCTTACTGGTGAATTGGTATCAGATATTACACTAAGATTTGTAAAAGTACCGCTTGATACTTTTATTTCTATAGTCCTATTCTGTTTATTTAATGCATAAATTGTTCCAGTTGCCGAACCATCCGTTATTGTTTGCCCAACTGTAAGTTGATATGGAAATTCATCAACTGGAACGTGACGAGTGATTGTTTGAGTTGCATTATGTAAAGCAAGAGTAGTACCTAACTGCGCTCTTGTTACTGTAAGATTACCAGATAAAGTTCCAGTAATTGCAGTAATTCTCATTATTTCATTATTAATTCTAATATAATCATTCAAACGGAATGAGGTGATATTATTTACACTAATTACAGTAGTAGTAAATGTAACATCAGTTGCTAATGTAGATCCAACTAAAGGATCATTATAGGTAATTGTTTGATAATCAGAAACTCTGACTTTATAAGTCATAGTCAAAGGAATATTTCTTGCTGTCATATTGACAACAATTTGCTCATTAATCGATAATCTATGAGGTTCTGTGGTGGTTACATATGCTTCATATGGAATTGTAACGCCAGGACAAGTAATAACAGTTGGATATGAGAATTGCGTCAAACCACTAATTACAGTGATGCCAGATGCAGTAAATCCTGATGCAACACTATATGTAACGGAACTTACTGTTACACCAGCAATTTTATTTACTTTTGCAATTATACCAGAACCTTCAGTATCAGTGCTATCAACATACAAATAATCATTTACCTTAAAGTTTGGATCTGTATCGTAAACTTCATATGATTCAATTGAACCCCTGTCAACAGCATTCACAAAAAGTCTTGCTTCAGCACCAGTAGTAGGCATCAGAGGAGTTCTGATTCTTTTTGCCTGCAGTGGTAAGTTTCTTTCTAATTGAGTAATTGATACATCAAAATTAGAGATTGAAGGAACATATTTGTAAGTTGGACCTATAATATAAGGATATACTCCATTACCAAACTGGTCTACTGTGATAAAATAAGCATATACACCTTCTGGATATTCTGGAGTGACACAGAATCTGCCATTATGCTGATCAAGACTTCCAGATCCATTTAAGAATTCATAATCACTAGTAAATGAACCTAAAGGATAGTTAGTTACATTTGGTCTTCCTATTGGTATTGAAGAAATTAGTGAATAACTACTTGTCATTCTGGAAATACCAGAAGAAGAGTTTAATGGATTTGTGTATCCATACGGACCATAAATTGGAGAACCATCATATGCCCATCCAATAATTGGAGAATGTGCAAATCCACTTGTTACTTCCTGGTATCCCAGGGAAACACCTTCAACATTATCATTCAATTCATATCTAAGAAGTTTAGGATTTAATGCGTATGCATATTCAAGTCCACGTTGAATATCAAGACCTTCGTACAAATATCCATTAGAAAAATCTACTTTTGATGAAGTTACTGATTGCCAAGGACTAGTTGATGAAATTCTATCATTTAAAAGTTTAAATACTCTATTATATCTCCAACGTTTGACGTTTGCAGTTGCTACAACTCCAGTTCCTTTTGAAATTAAAGAAACTACAACATTATTCCTGTCATTATAGTCTACACCACCATTGAGGATGGTGATTCCAGTAACAGTTCCTCCAGAAATAGTAGCTGTAGCAAAAGCACCTCTACCTCTTCCTGTAATGTCTCTAATTATAACATCAGGAGGAACTACATAATTACTTCCTGGATTGGTGATTGTAATAGTTCTAATTGAACCACCAACAATATCCGACTCATTCAAAATAGTTGCTGTTGCATCAAAACCATATGCAATTTCAATAGTTGGATCTGAAGTATAACCAGTTCCGCCACTTACTACGACAACAGAAGTAACTTGACCATTCGCAGTAACGCCGCTAAATGTAGCACCAGATCCCCCGCCACCACTTAATCTAAAAACAGGATTTACATCGGTTAAAAATCCACGACCACCATCAATAATTGATACAGATTCAATAGAACCAAAAATTTCTGATGTTAAATCAATACAACTATATGATTCAACACCATTAACGAATATACCTGTTGCTTTTTGCCCTACAGGTTGTGCTTGAGTAAGTCTTTCAGTTTGTAATGGAATATTTCTAAGTAAAAGTTGATTTCCTGGATTTCCAGATACTCCTCTAAATGGTCCAATACCGTGAGTTGGTAATCCAGTTGAAGATACATAAGCATAGTCATCAGTTTTATATACCGCTGCTACGTCTGATGAAATATTTTTAACTGCATTATTAATTGCAATATTTGCACTAGATGCTGTTCTTCCATTTTCATTAAAAATCCATTCCGTAAATTGCTTTCTTAAATCAACAACTCCATTAGGAGTAAGATCAATATCTTCATTCGATTCATAGAAAGATGATCCATCTTCAATAGTTGCAGAAGATAAAACACCAATTAATCTCATTTTTATAAGATTAGAATCATTAACTATTCCATCCTTATATCCATAAAGATATTCAGTTGTATTAATATTTGAATTTAAAGCATGATTTGCAGGAACACTATCAAAAGCACCTCTTACACAATCAAAGAATTGATTAAAAGATTTGTATCTATAAGTAATATATTCATCATTAATTTGTAATATTCCTTGTTGCTCTGGAAATCCAATAGTAGAATCTACTAAGATAGTATCATCAGATGGTGATAATTGTTTTCTTAAAATTGTGGTTGATGGAACTATAAAATTTTGTCTTTCTAAGATATTAAGATTTAGTTCAAAAATAGTTCCAGCATTAGAAATACTATTAACTAATATTGGTTCTAATACAGTAGAAACTGATGCCGTACCAGCAATATCAGTTTGAAAAATTTGATACCCTACTAAATCACCAGGATTTCCTAAAATTGCTTCTACTTTAATAATATCATCTACAGACCAATTTGATGTAGATGCTTTGAGTAAAGTTTCACGAGGGAAAAATACCTCAACTTCTTCAGCAAAAATTGATTGAAATAAAAATTGAATTGAAGTTGTAGTTCCCTTATAACTATAAAAATCTTTAATATTCTCAAGTAAAGTTACTTGATCGATATCAGAATCTAGTTGAGTATATGGAAATCCATCAAGATACTGATTCTGATAATTTTTAATAAATGCAAATAGAATTAAATTAGAAAGATTTTTTACGATACTCCCATTTGTATGCGAAGCGGCAACCGAATTAGTGACTGTTGTTCCTAAGTCACTTAATGCTGTAGTTGCCGAATATCCTCTAGCACAATTTAAAAATTGATTAGTAGTTTTATTTACTTCTTTGTAAAAAATTATTTCTCTATCAACTAAAATAATACCTTCTTTTTCGGGAAATCCTTTTACTGAATTTACAGAAATAGTTGTCCCAGAAGATGTTACCGCAGAAGTTAAATTAGTTTCACTTATTAAATTTTCTTTTGTTAATGAGTCAAAATTAACATAATCTAAAATATTATTGGCAATGTCAAGTACACCTCCAGAAATTTCTAGAGATTTGTAATAACTAGTGAAAAAATTTGAAAATCTAGGAAATTCTTCCTTAATGAAAGAAGGAAGTTGTTCTTCAATAAAAGTTGAAATATTTAACTTATCTGAACTCATCTTTAATGACTCTATTCTGGAACTATAGTAAATACACTATTGTCTAAGGAAAGATCTAAGTAAACTTCCCTAACAGCACGAATATCTGGATTTCTTGGTATAACAGTCATAAAAATTTCATTATTTTCATTAGAACCAGATGTAATGGTAATCAAATCGATAGAAACTTCACCCTTTTCAAAATCAACTCTACCAATTGAATCTTTTAAAATTACTTTATTGGATGTGATTGGATCAATAGTATATATTCTAATTGTTCCATCACTAATATTATCAAAATATGCATCAACACTTGGATAATCACTAATCCTGAACGGCGAAGATGATAAAGTAGAATCTCCACATAATGGGTCTAAAGGATTTACATAACAAAGTAAATATTGAGCTCTTGCTCCAATTGCAGGAATCATTTTCTTTCTCAATCGTAAATTAGTAACATTTGATGTAATTGAATCTTCTGATGAATCAATTACTGTTCCTAATTTACTTTTTCTAATAACTCCATTAAATTTACTAATGTTATTAGTATCTTCGTAACTTTTTAAATTTTGAATTACTACACTTTTAATTTGTTCCTGACTTAAATTAGTGGCAGTAGTATCGTAAAAAACTTGACTGAATAATAAAACTTCAATAATAGATGGATCTACAATTACTGGAATTACTGAAGCAACTGCATATTTTCTTAATTCAAGTAAAATATTCCTTTTTGTCGAACTACTTAGTTTGTCGGCATATGTAGGTTTAATTGCGATTTTAACTCTGCCATATTCAGGAGGACTTTCATCTTCTCCACCATACACAATAATATCCGCAATTGCTGGAAAAATTCTTTGAAGGATAATTTTATAGTCATCCAAAGTTACCGCTCTATTCTGAGAAGAATAGAATTTTGGTGCGTTTAATTTAATTTGTTCAACTGTCTCAACGTCGCTACCGCCTGAAGATTTAGAAATTAGTGCAGTAGTAATATTATTTAAGATTCTATTAGAGTTATCATCATATATTTCACCAGTAAATACAAAATTACGAATATTATTTGATTTTTCTCCTGATGATACCAAGTAAGAAACTTCAATAATCTCGTTGTTTTGAAGTTTTCTTCCAATTACCCCATCACCAAATACTAATTCATATCTTTGATCATCTGTTTCTTGGACAAAGAAAACTTTGTCTGTTGATTTGATGTTTAAAATATTTTCTGCTTGAACATACTTTACTAAGGTAGAACTTGTTGCTCCTGAACGTACAAATACTCTAATTGTAGAGGTATCAATATTTTCTGTTGGAATAATAAATCTTTGATTTGGAATAGTATTATCTACCGTAAATTTATAAGTTAAATATAAACCTTCTATTACATCAATATGAGTCAATCCTTGTACATTACTAATAACTGCTCTGTTATTAGTAACAGCTGTAATAACATCATCTAAAATAGCAAATTGAAATGTTTCTGAACGATTATTTGGATTTGATGAAATAAAGCAATTTCCTTTTTTTAAGGTTACAAACTTAGGAACTAAATTAGGATCTACCGCAGCTAATGAAGAGAAATTGACAGTGATTGATAAAGTTGCTTTTGATGAAGTTCTTGATTTTGGAGTATATCCAAGCTGTTTTGCGATTTTAACTACATTATCTCTTAGCGAAGCAGAACTTAAAAAAGTTTCATTAACTGCCATCGTTGTATTGAAGGCAGTATAGTAAGTATTATATGCTAAAAGATCAAGAATAGCAGATAAAGTAGACGATTCAAAGTCATAGTCAGTAAAATCCGTATTCGTCCTCAGATATTCTCTGAGAGCGGTTTTGATGTCATTAAAATCTAAGGAACTAACTTGTGTGAATGCCATTTACTATGTTCTGGTTCTTGAACTTAAACTCAGGTTGACTGTATTCAGTGCTGCACTAAAATCTTGCAAGGTATATTCAATTTGTATTTCATAAGAATTTTCATCTTGATTCAGGGTAATAAAAATATTCAATAAATTTACCCTTGTTTCATAATTTTTGATTAAATTTTCAATTTCAGTTTTTATCATACCAGCAGTAGCATAGTCAAAAGGTTCAAAAAGCAAATCTGGTATGCCACTTCCAAATTTAGCATTAAAAAATTTTTCACCTTTTCTGTATGAGAAAAGATTTAATATAGATCTTTTAATAGCATTTTCATCTTTTAGAATAACAAAATCACCTGTTAATGGATTACGAGAAAAAGTCAAACTCAAATCTTTGTATGACCTTGACGGTTTTAGTGCCATTTACAATGAAGGTTTTATTTATTTATGGTTATTCGTGCCATCTCTCAACATAATCATCAAAACCACCTTTACCACCACAAGGTCTTGAATATCTGTCTACTGGAGGTTCGTTAACCTTTTCATTATTTGTGTTAATTTTTTCGTCATTTGTTAACACATAATCAGTAATTAGTCGATTTGTGCCCCAATTTTGCTTCATAAAATTAACATCACGGTCTACTTGGTACTTTGCCATCTGTTTTCTCCTAAAATAAGGTTGAACAGAACTTTTTACGGGGTTGCTATCCCGAATTTTTGACCATCTCGTAGTCATCACCAAGAATTTCTTTCAAGTATGCATCATTCCAGTGATGATAATATCCTGTATTTGCTAATTTTTGACGATTTTTTCTCAAATCTTCCTTATTTTGCATCAAAATCAAGTTGTACTTACCATTATTCGTCTGAACATCTCCAATATAAGTGTCATAAGACCCACAATCTTCAAAAAATAGCATTTCTGGGTATAAATTATTGTAAAAATTGACCCAAAATTGAACACTCTCAAGGTCAAAGTAATCTTCCACAACATAAAAAACGACATCATACCCAGAAATAGGTATGATGTCCTCTGCTTGACACTCAACAATTGTATATTTTGCCTTTGAAGCAAAAGGACAAACAGAAAAACCTCCTAATTCTGGTCGAACTTTAGAGACTCTTTGTACCCAATCCTTTATGTGTGCTTCAACTTCTGTCATTCTTGGTCTTTTTTATCGGGATGTTCTTGGTCTTCTGCTCTTCTACCTACTACATACCCAAATACTTTGGAACTTTCTTCTTGTGTTGATTGTTCTTCTTTAGTTGTTGCCATTAGTTTCCTTGACCTCTATAACGTTTTTTTGCTCCATTACGAGAGCTTGCACTGTATTTAGTATGCTTACCAGCTCCTTGACGACTCTTTTTGGGTTTAGACTCAATTAAAACTTTATTTGTGAGTGAAGGACGTTTTGCCATATTCAACTTATAGAGTACAATCTAATTATAAGGTATGAATAAAAACTTGTCAAGTGCTTATTACGACTCTAGAAGAATACCCAGCACTACCAGCATTTCCTCTATTTACATCACCGCTATTTGCAAACCCACTGGTAGATCCTCCAGTTACAACTGAAGTGTTTATATATCCAGATCCACCACCACCGCCAGATGCTGATCGTGAACCTTGACCATTATCATTTCCTCCTCCTCCACCACCACCTCCATAATATCCACCGCCGCCGCCACCGCCACCAGAATAATTATTAGAACTACCAGATCCTTGACCACCTTGACCACCTTGTAGTGCTGAACCAGAGGTAGAACCACCCCCAGGACTGCTACCAGCACCGCCTCCACTGCTTTGTGTTCCTCCACCACCGCCAGTAGAACCATTTTGTGTGTCTGGAGAATTTTGACCCGCTCCACCAGAACTTCCGCCACCAGTGCCACCTACAACTGACGCAGAACCACCTACAGAGGGAGCTCCACCACCAGCTCCACCAGCAATCATAATTGCATTCGATTGATTGATAACAGCTGTACTGAATAAACCTGCATATCCCCCTCCAGATTGTCCTACACCAGAACCAGAACCACTACCTGCTCCAGGACTCCCCCCACCTGCATTTAACCTTACTGTATAGGTACTTGCATTTGTGAAATTAACAGTTCCTGTGGAATATCCACCAGTGCTAGTTGCAGAACCCTGACCCCACATTTTAACTGTTCTACTTGCAGTTCTAAGTGAAGTCAATGTATAAGTTGTTGCAGAACCACCATCTAAAATTAATGGTCCATCATTAGTTAAACTCCAATTGGTTCTTCCCGCTACCGCTGGAGAAACTTGGAAATCAAATCTGTATGTTAATTCAAATATAATTAATCCAGCGTTGCCACTTCTACCTGCTTGATAACCACCAGGACTAGACACAAAATTATTCCACACAGTTCCAGTTACAGATGGATTAACTCCCCCTGATGAACCCAAAAAACCAGTGCTAGAAGAAATACTAGTATCAGATGGACCAAGATATGCAGTATTAACATATCCAGAACCGCCACCACCACCACCACCAGTGCAGTTAGTGTTTTGGTCGCCGCCGCCGCCACCGCCGCCATAATATCCGCCGCCGCCGCCACCGCCACGGCGACTGACTCCTTGACCAGTACCACCACTGGCACCACCATTCTCAAAACCAGTACCGCCTCCATTTGTGTAGAAAGAACCAGAAAAACCCCCACCTGCCCCAGTTCCTCCTGCATTTTGTAGTCCTCCGCCACCTGCATTAGGTCCTGCTCCATTACCACCAGTTCCATTTCCTCCTCCACCACCACCAGAACCAGCTTGACCAGCTCCACCGCCGCCACCAGCGATAGCGACTAACTGAGGAGTTCCAGAAACATATTTAAATAATCCAGTCCAACCAGCACCCCGACCAGCTCCAAAACCAGATTGACCTTCTGGAGAACCATTGTTTGTAGATCCTACTTTTGCAAGAAAAACATCACCGTCTACGGTATCAATAACTCCACTTATATAACCACCACTTCCTCCGCTACTACTTACACATTCGCCAGTTCCATCACCACCAGCGCCCCACATATAGAACCTAATTCTTTCAACACCATTTGGAAGAGTGAAATTAGCATTTCCTGCAGTTCTATAAACTACGGTTGATACAGCTCCAGATTGAATTACTGTAATATCAGCTTCATTTGAAGTCACATCAACAGAATGTGGATTAGATAAAATACATCTATAAAAATCTCCATTATCTGCTGTCGATAAAGAGGAAATTATATATGAAGAACTATTGGCACCAGCAATATTGTTCCATATTGCAGTTCCTGATTCTTTCTTTTGCCATTGATATTGCAATACTTGAGAGGGAATATTAGGAATAGATGCTGTTACAGAAATAGTTGCAGAAGTACCAGATGCTGCAATTACTGAAACTGGTTGCTGAGTGATTACAATATTTGTTTGTTCTATAACTAATCGAGAAGGTCCATCCACACTTCCAGCGTTACTTCTATATGGATTAGCGGAATTTGCAAATCCTGATGTTGTTCCAGAAACTGTTACTGCTACGAACCCAGATCCACCACCACCAGCAGCAGCGGTACTAGATCCACTACCTCCACCGCCGCCCCAATAACCGCCGCCGCCACCGCCGCCAGTATAAGTTCCAACTCCACCAGCGCCCCCCTGCAATGCTGTTCCAGATGAACCGTTTTGTGTTGGTAGTGAATATGTAATTGTTACATAAGCATTTGTGCTAGAAGTTTCTAAAGATGCAGTATTAACATAACTCGTATTATAATAACCACCTCCGCCATCACCGCCGTCGCCACTAATATTATTTCCTGATATATTATATCTACCACCAAATCCACCTGGATTACCGCCGCCGCCGCCGCCAGAAGAAGCATTCGCAGAAGTAGTTCCATCACCTCCAAGTCCTCCATTACTACCATTTAATGTAGTTGTTAAAGATGTTGAAGTTCTCGCAGGTCCAGGTGGAAATCCAGAATTACCATATGCGGCAGCGCCGCCACCGCCACCGCCACCGCCAGCAACTAATAAAACATTGGAAGATAATGTAATAGAAGAAGCGCCGCCGCCACCTCCTCCAGAACCTGCAGACCCATTAAATTCTCCTCCTGGTTGATTACCACCAGAACCACCACTATAATATCCAGAACCTGCAGAACCACCAGAGTCATATCCATTATTACCAGTTCCATTTCCACCAGCACCAGCAACTCTTATTGACAATGTTTGATTAACAACAGAGGAACCTAGAGTACCAACTATTTTTTGTCCTCTAGCTCCAACTCCACCTGAAACAAATCCTAAGGTGCCTCCACTTGAGGATCCACCAGTACCACCAGTACCACCAACAATTTCATAAGTTATATTAATAGCACCTGCAGGAATCGCTAAATCATATGTTCCTGGAGTGCTGTAAGTAGTCGTGAATGAAGAAACATTAGTACTAACTCCCCCAGCTCCACCAGCAGATTGTGTACCACCATCGCCAGCACCAATAGTTGCAGATGCATCGACACCATCACCACCAATACTACCTCCACCAGTACCACCACTAAAAGTACATAATATAGAAGCAGTTCTTCCGCCACCTCCAGCACCACCAGCAATTAATAATGCATTTGCTTGATTAACTGTAGTACCATTAAAAATTCCAGCATATCCTCCGCCTGCATTTCCACCAGTCCCGCCACCTGCATTTAATTTGACAGTAAATGTTTGAAGTTGAACTGTTGGAATAGAACCTTCTGCATAACCACCTTGAGCGTTACAACTTCCTTGACCCCACATTCTACTGTAGATTCGGGTTCTTGCTGGTTCCAAAGACTTGACTGTATATTCAGATGCATTTGCTGGATCTAAAATTAAAGGTCCATCAATAGATAGTCTCCAAAAACTAATTCCATTTATAGCAGGAGTAATCTGATAATCAGCACCTGTGACAACAAGAGTTACTACATTACTAATTACAGAATCTGCATCAGGATGACTGACCACACAACGATATGAATCACCATTGTCTAGAAGTGTATTTAAAATTGGTGTAGTATATGAACTTGTATTGCCAGATACTGTAACGTTACTAAAAAAAGTATTTTCAAATTCTTGTTTTTGCCATTGATACTGTAATGCTGCAGCAGAACCACTACTGATAGTGGCAGTAACTGAAAAAGATGCCGTTGTACCAACTGGATAAGAATTTGCAACAGTTGGTTGAACCGTAATCGTAATTACTCTTCTTACATTGAGAGTAATTTCAGAAGAAGTTACAGGACTATTAGTTGTATCATCATTTCTAACAATTACACGATACTTATCTCCATTATCATTTGCAAATGTAAGAACTGGAGTAGTATAATTAATTGAGGTAGCACCAGATATGTTAGTCCATATAGAAGTTCCTGCTTCTTGTTTTTGCCATTGAAATGTGGAACCATCAACACTTACTGAAACTTGTAGAGTAGTTGAAAATCCTTCATTTACAGTTATAGTACCAGGAACACTTACAACTAGATCTCTTACTGCATTTACATCAACACCAGAATTTCCAATAATATTCACACTACTGGAACTGGAACTCTCTGATATAGGAATAATTTGATCAACAACTACATTATTGTTACTAACAAAATCTCCAATATTTTGTTGAGTCGTTTGAATGTATGAGACAGGAACAATTTGACCCTCAGTTCCACTACTAGGATCTTCTGGAATATATTGAACAGTAGTGGGATCAAAGGGATCTATTGGACTCATTATGATGCAAATACGTTCGGAGAACCTTCTAATAAAACGTGTTGACCAGTGATACCTAAATGTTTATCACCAATTCTCAGCAGTGCTTTTCCATTTACAAAAACTGTGGGAGATCCTTCTAAAACAGTTCCTGTATGTGTGCGACAACATTCTTTACAGGGAACAATTTCTTGATAAGGTAATGTTTTAGTTCCAATCGTGCCGACTGCTTTACCATTCACAAAAACATTAGGAGATCCTTCTCCCTGAACTGGAGTGCTACAACGATTAATATATTTGTGTCCGATTGTTCCTACTGCTCTTGCCATTTTATTCTGCCGTGGTTGCAAAAGATATTGTTTGATCAGGGAAAGTATTTCCATAACGATCATCTTGTTCCTCAACACTTCTTTGACGATCATTAATAATATCGTTTAAAATTCTCGACCAATTAGGATTGGTATTATTTACAACGTGAGTAATCATATGTATATCAAATCCACTGTTACCACCAGCACCAGCAGCATTACTATTTCTTTGTGAACTTGGAACTAATCCAAAGGGGTCATAATGTTCCAACACCCAGTTAACTTTGACATAAAATGTTAACGTAGTACTTTTTCTTTCATCTGGAATGAAACGAATAATATTATCAATTCGATCAGGTAATTCAAATAAACTATTTGCTTCATATAATACACCATCATTGTTATTGGTATAACGAAAATCATTATAACAAAACACTGCAGCATTATAAGATCCACGAATTCTTAAGGTATTCCAACTAGGAACAGTTGCAGAAATTGGAGTGCTAGTCGAAGAACCTGCAGTTGTAGTAGTCGTCCATCCAATAGAAATGCTTCTAGTTGCAGTTGTTGCAGGAACAGTTTCTATGCGTATACCATTTCCTGTTTCATCGGCAGTTGTAATTGCTTCCTCAGTAAACCAATCACCACGTTCGTTGCGACATACACCATTACCTAAAGACCCACCATTCTTAACCCACTCCATACTGGTAGGTCTTTTATAGAGTCGATATAATCCAAAAGGATCTGCAGAACTCGTTGCACCAAAAGAAGGTACTAAACTTGATCCTGCCGCTTGACGAACACCTGTAGTCGCAAAACTTTCATCAGCATCCACACCGCTAGTCAACGTAGATGGAGGTGTATCCCCTGGTTTCGCATCCAACGTAAAATTAAAACTGTTCAGAAGATTTACAGCAGGAAGCAATGCTGGTTCTCTTCCTGTTAAAGAGTTGTAACCAGTTGTGGTTGTGCTTACTCGACCAGCACTGGTTACAATTTGTGATCCAGGTGGTAGTCCAGGATAAGGATTATAATCATTAAAGACAACAGTAGTAGTCATTTACCTTCTAATTCTTTAACTTTATTGTGTAGATAATCTAAAGTGTCTGTAATCTTTTCATAATCTTCACTTCCAGGTCTTCTGTACATAAACTCTGGATTCAATAATTGAAGTACTACATTCTCCAAATTATTTATTCGCCTTAAGAGATCTTCAAAGTCTACAAAGTATTCTTGATTTTGCTCTTCAGTAGGACCCAGAATACCTTCATTTGTTCTGACAGGTTTATCAACTCCTATCGAATCATAAAAATCCTTATTCTCCATAGACTTCACCTTCAATCTCAAGGCTTAACGCTGTTGCTTCTTTTTTAGTTTTATAACCCTTTGCTTTATCCAATGAGGCACTCCAACAGTCATCACCACCCACATAGTAAATATAAGGTTCTTTGATGTACTTTGAAGTATTCTCTCTGCGAATATACCATTTCTTAGTCATGATAGTCTATCTGAATATCATCAGTATTTAACGTCCCAAGTTCAATTTCTGGTAAGAAAGTATCAATGTAGTCGAGAGCATCGTCGTACTCATCGAAAACTTTCTCATTTCCTTTGCCTACTCTTACAGTAACCCTCATACAAGTCCTTGATTCCTTAAATATGTAATTGTTTCATTGCATCCACCTAACAGTCTTCCATCCATAAAGACTCTCGGAAATGTTGCCCCATATCCAAATTGTTCGGTAAATTGCTCACGGGAAAAGTCTGCATCCAAACGCTGTTCTGTGAAACTTAAGTTTAAGTTCAGTAGAACTGCTTTAATTTGTTCACAGTACCCACACCCATTTCTTGTGTAAATTGTGAAAGTCATAAAGTCCCTCTAAAAATCTTATTCTACTTCATCCTCGTAGTCTTCGTCAAGCTTCTTCTGAATATCATACAGAACCTCTTCATATTCGTCTCTGTCATATTCATCAGAATTCTCAACGGCAAATTCAAGGGCGCTAAGTATAATGTCTACTTCTTGTTCTGTGAGTGTTAATGTTACATCGGTCATCTAAGTTAGGCAACTGTCATTATATATGAAAATACGGTAAAAATTTTCTGGAAAAATTTTTTTTATAAACAGAGTACCTTATGGGCGTTTGGGAACCTTTGTAGGTTAGGAAGGACCCTAACTTTTCAACACGGCGGCGGGGCGGCGACCCCGCACGGGGCGGGGCAACTGCCGTGCTGGTCACTGCCAGCGGGTCTGGTGGTCGTTGTCTGCCATAAAGCGTGCTGACCCGCTGCTGCCCATCACACGGGTCATCACCAGATCTGCCTTGCGAGGGCGGCGGGTCGGCAGACGCTTGATCTTGAATTCGCCTGCCTCGATCTTAGCGGTGAGTTCGGCGGCGGTCATCGGAGCGGGGAGGGTGTTCAGTGCCATCGGTCGGTGTCGGTTGACTTGAGAGAATTCTACAGGGTCAGGGGTCAGGGGTCAACCCCGCCCCCGATAGTTGGTGTGCATGGTTGCCCACTCCCAGGCGGGCAGTCCGTCAACACCAGAGGCAGCGAGCGAGCGACCTGCGGTGCCCTCGCGGTGGGAGTTCAACTGGGGGCGACCCTTCACCACATTGGTCATGACCCACACAGTCTCGCGGGTCTTGAGATCGGTTGCGATGTTGTACAGTGCCATCGGTGTGTCGTTTGAACTGAGAGAAGTCTACAGGCGATCCGCCTCAGTGGCGGTCGCTGATGTTCCAGATGCCCCACTGTCCCTCGCCGTTGGCGTGGCGGTCACGGGTCTGGATTGCCTGCAGGCGCTGGTCGCTGGTGTACTTGCTCCAGAGGGTGTAGTCGGTGCTCTGGTAGCAATCGAACCAGATCTGGTTTGCTTCGGTGATGGTCATCGGTCGTTTCGTTTCGATGTGATCAGTCTACAGGGTCGGCGGTCACTCTAGGGCAGCGATCTGTGCCACCTTGTCTGCTGTCACACGGTCAAGGGTCTGGGCGAGGGCGAGCACCGATCCTAGGGTCTGAGAGAAAATCAGGCAGATGGCAGCGACCAGAGCGAGGCGGATGAGGTTTGCCATAAGATCAGCGATCGAACTGAGCGAGGGAGGAAGGGGCGATGTGGGAGGGTGACCCACAGGAGCGGTAGAATTCTACCATACGCTCTGCCTCTGCCAGGGTGGGGAACCACTGTGACCGCCACTCACAAGCGTTGTAGGGGGTCTGGTAACGGACTTCGATTCGCATCGGATCGGTTGCGTGTGAGAGTATTGTAGCAGATCAGCGAACAGGGAGCAGGCAGCGGGACACTTGACCAGGTGTCATAAGCACCTGCCCACCTGATGCCTGGCACTTCGCTTCGATGCGGGCATTGCCATTGCGAAGCAAAGCAACGTAACCAGCGGTTGCCAGTATGATGACTAGCAGGGCGATGGCGGTTGCTTTGAGAGTTTGCATCGGGGTCCGTTGCTGATGAGATCAGTATAAGGGGTCAGGTGGGGGTCAGGCAGCGACACAGTGCCAGTTCACCCACCGTCCTAGGGAGCGGTTGCTGTCCCACAGCAGGGCGAGAATCTCACGGCGGGATGCCTTCATCCTGTAGGGGCGGACGGTAGGGTAGGACTGGAAGCGGACCCGAACCGTGCCCGTGATGGGGTTGACCGTCAGCGTGTCGATGGCGGTGCTGTTGCTGGTGTTGATGGGGTATCCCATAGGGTTGTCTGAACTGAGAACAGTATAAGGGGTCAGGTGGGGGTCGGTGGGGGCAGCGTGTGCCACCCCCTGAACCGTCCTAGTAATCGCTGAAAATGTGGCAGGTGCGGTATCCTGCCTCACAAGCGGTGAAATCGTACCGCAGCGAAGTGTCCCACGTTGCCTCCCAATCTACTACCAGAGCACAGGGCACATCGTACAGTTCGCTGTAGTATTCTTCAGCGAAATCTGCAGTGCTCTCATACACACCACGATAGCGTTCATCGCAACCGTCGATGTTATCGATGCCGTTCTCGTTAGCATAAGCATCAACGGCATCATAACCGATTGCTTCACCACAACGAACATACTCCTCATAGTTATCAACGAACATACGCTCGTTATACTCATCGATGAACTTCAGAATGTCATCGAGGCAATAGTTCTCATCGAGCAACTCATCGATCTTGCTAACAGTGTCAGCAGCGAGCATCTCACGGTAGGAAGCGGTCAGGGTCACGGTCATTGGTGTTGTGTGAACTGAGATCAGTATAAGGGGTCAGGGTGGGGTCTGTGGTGACCCCGTGTGTCAGTTCCTAGAGTGTCACATCCCCCCGTTCGTGTAGTCTCCGATGATCATACCATCTTGCTTCACCTGTGCATACCCGAAATCTTCAGAGAGGGAGAGGCACAGATCCCAGGCACGATCGAGATCATGGGTGCTCTCGCTCTCGTGGGGGGCAGAGGGAACGTAGACGGTGTAACGGGTCATGGTCGTTTCGTTTGGTATGAGATCAGTATAAGGGGTCAGGGTGGGGGTCAGGCGGGTTGCTGTGCCACCTCTTCATCTGTCCCATTCAACTCCATGTCGTGCCAGCACTCTGCCATAGGGTGACCCCACTCCTCCAGATCAAAAATCTCCCCAGGCATGTCTTGAATCTCATCCCACATAGGTCTGTCGTTTGAACTGCAGTCATTATAGGCACGGGTCAAACCCCACTGCGACCCCTGCTGTGCCACCTCTCAAACTGGCACTCTGCCCCTTGACTCTGCCCAACTCTGCCCTTAACCTAGAGGGCGGGAGGGGAGGGAAGGGGCAGCGAAGCGGCCGCCCAGTTTGTTACATTTTAGCGGGCATAATAGTGTAATCGTAACTATCAACACACCAACCAGATTTAGAACTAATTTGCTCTAACAAATCCTCTTCATCATCTGCTTGCCAAACAGTGCCGATGTATGCTTTGGGCAAATGTTGTTCGGTTTCATCTTGATCTTTTTCAGTCCAATCCTCATCATCAAGATAACAATCAAACGTGACATGTGTGAGCAGGAATTGCATAATCAATTCTCCAGAAGTTCGGGATAGTAGTGATTAACCTCTTCAGTCAATTCTGCATCTGAATACTTATCGTAACCCTCCATCAGATAATCATAACATAGGCACATCACAGTTTTAAGATCCATGTCGTCCAACATTTGTTGAACCATTCGATCCTGAAGTTCAGAGCGATTCATGTCAAGCAAGTTCATCACGAAGTTCAGTCAGAATGTCATAAAGTTCGGCAACATTTGTGCCAACGTGCTCACTCACTTCATCCCAATCATCGTGAAACTCAATGAGTGACAGCAGGGCATCTACCTGCTCAAATGTTAGTTGCATCGTGGTGAATTGAACTGAAGTCATTATAGGCACAGCATCCTGTCATTTGGGAGAATACTATGCCACCTCTACAACTGTCACACAGTAACAGTCTCTGCATCCTCCAGAGTGTAGTATACCCGCTCAGACAGTTTGTTAACACCAGCAGCAAACTTAGCAGCGGTGTTGATTAGAAACTCACGTCCACCCTCATTATACCAAACTCGGGCAGCACGATAAGTATAAGATACAATGCCCACCACAATAGCAACAATGGTGGCAATGTTGAACAGCAAAGTGTTGATGAAAGGTTTGATCATTGGTGTTTTTCAATTCAACAAATGTAGTATGGCACAGAATCAAATGCTCTGCAACTGACCCTGTGCCACTTGTCAAAGTGTCACTAGTACACTTGACAATTGATATCAGAAGTCGATAAACTCACTAGTAGGTTCTTTATACTCACTGCTGTTATCTTCAACAGTGAGACTGTCAAGAATAGTAAGCAATTCTTGACCATTGTTTGCTTGATTCAGCATAGAAATCATTACTTGCTTAGACATAATCAATTAGTAAATCAAAGGACATTGTTTATACTATAAGAGTTATTATTATAATACTCTTATAGTATTATTAATATTAAAGTTTTTATGAAATTCTTAATTTTTAAACTTTTAAGATTTTCATAAAAAATGAGATTCTGTAGTTTTTAAGATTTCTACAGAATCTCAAATTTTAAGATTTACCCCAGTTTCATAGAACTACGAAAAGGAACAGTTTCCATACCCCTGTCAGTATTCATGGTAATGAACCATTGCCACTGCTTTTGAAACACACACTCACTACCAGCACCGTGCTCACGAAGAATAGCATTCAAACGGGATTTGGTGGTGTTGGATTGCCAACCACCATCAAAGAGACGGAGGAAAGTATCACCAATCTCAGCAATCAGATTGCCGTGCAGGAACACTTTGCTCACACCATCCTCATTACGAACCTCAGTGTTAGAGCACTTCCAATCAACCTCACGGGTGATGGCAGCATTCATCAGACGTTCGATCTTTCTCATGGGGGTGAATCCCTCAGGAACAAATGTAATATACCAGGGGGGTGGGGGGCATTGCAACCCCCCTTGTGACACTTCTCAGACCGTCTGCTGCAGGTCCCCCACACGGCGGGCATCGGTAATCATACCACCCAGAGAAATGCCTGCCAGATCCTCTGCCTCCAGCACTTGCACAAGTTGCTGTGCAAATTCAGCATCAGCAGTGTAGGTATACTGAGTATCAGGATTCGACTGATAAGCAACAGTCACGTTCAGATCTTCCACCTTAACGAATGCAATTGCACTCGATTCTTCAGCAGTGATCATACGAGCAATAGGAGAAGTCACGGTCATTTTAAAATAAAAATCAGAGGGCATTGTGTGTAACTTTAGGGCAAACACATTCCCATTCATCATACGTCGTAGCAGATATGACCTTGTTTCTGATCATACCACCATGCCTGATCGGCAATATTATCAAACTGTTCAGCAACACTCAGGCAGAAATCATAACACTCTGCCATACTGTTGTTCAGGTACAGGTGGTCATCGTGATTCTTAATGATGTTGGTGTTGAAGTAATTCATCGATTGAATTCCTGACGACCCTTATAAGATACCCCACCAGGGTGACCAGTGGGGCAATCAGTGGACAGTTCAGAAACTGTCACATAAACTCTTGCATATAGTAATCAACTGTGATTTCTAATGCTGCTGCTTTCTGCTCGATATCCATAGCAAATGCTTCAGCATCTGCTTTATCACTGAGCAGGTCTAAAGTACTGTCAGACAGAAAGTTTTCGGGTTTCATTAAGTAGTCGTCGTTGTGATGATTTGATGAACTGTAGTGTATCATAGATTGAATGTACAGTGCCGATATCAGGTCCGTCAGAGGATTTAATATCAATCTTTGTAGCATTCTTCCAGTCAATAGTGTTGTCAGCATTTACTGATGTGGTATAATAGTTGCTATCCTTTTCCCAGTAAGCAACACCTTCAACAACAACGTAAGTGTCAATCATAGTCAAAGTCTCCAGTGAATTCATAATCATCATACTCGATTTCATCCAAAACATCAAGCACATCCCCTTCTTCACAGAGGATTTTATATGCTTCTTCGGTGAGATTGTAGAATTCCTTGTCCATATCAGTACAGAGGTTGAACGTCCAAATAAGTAATTTTGAATTTCTTATTCTCTTTTTTTACTTTTTTGATAGCATTCTGATGGTTATTTGCTGTAACATACCCTTCTTGAGTAAGTCCTTCAGCAGTCTCTAGATAGTATTCAAATTTGGTTGAAGACATTGAATCGTTTGTTTACTTGTTAACTATAAAGCACTTGTATTTAGAAGTCAAGTACTCTGTGACAGTTCAAAGACTGTCACAATAGGACTAGTCGGACTTGAACCGACAAGGATAAGATCCGACAGATTTTAAGTCTGTTGTGTTTACCAATTTCACCATAGTCCCTTATATAATAACTCTATAAGTATCTTATAATTATAACTTATAAGATATTCATAGAATTATAGAATTCATTAAAATCTTAATTTTAAAGTTTTTGAGATTTTTATAAAAACCACAGATTTAAGATTTCTGAGATTTTTAAGATTTTCTCAAATCATAAGAGTTTCTCAGAACCGAACAGAATCATTATAGAGGGCATTATGAGGGTTGTCAAGGGGTTTCTGGTATCGGAGGGTATCAGAGGACCTTATTGTTCCTTTGAACCCTCACAGAGTTCATTATAGGGGCATTTGAGAGTTTTGTCAAGGGGGTGGAGGTTTTGTGAAGATTTTATACAATCGCTTGACAAATCGGTACACTGCGGGCTTAGATGACTATAAGATCCTCCATTATCATAGTTTTCCACAGGTTTTTCCACAGGGGTGTGGAAAACTCAACTATATTTAAAATAACATTTAATTGATACGTTAATTAGGGTGATTTATCAAATAATGCCTGCAGAGAATCGATCATACCAAACACATAAGGTTCGTGTACACGATAAAACTCTACAATTTCTTCATTGGTCTTTGATTCATACCAACCTTTAACAGCATCATAATACTCATTATATAATACTTGTTCATCCTGTAGAAAGAATTCAGGTTCAACTTCAATGTCATTGTACTTACACATTCTATGAAGTGCTTCAATTAATCCATTGTATTGAATCTCTGTGTCAATTCTACTCTGTGTCAATTCACTAATAACAGAATCACGATCATAGTTCAATCCTTTTATAAGATCATCATAGGTCATACGATGTTCTAGTGTTTCACCATTTCCGTTGTTAATCATTTACTTAAACCCTTTCTTCACATCAATCACCTCTATAATGCTCTCCATTGTATTCGGAAGTGCTAACCATTGGTGCATCAGATCAGCATAATTATCAAATTGATAGACTTGCCCTTCAGTTGTTGTCAGACGATAATGATGTCTGATATAAGGTTCGTGAGATGTTTGTGTAAATGTTTCAGTCGATGTCATCATACTTTCCGTGATTACGATACCATTCTAGATTGCGTGGTGCTACATCAATTATATCACAACTCATCTCAAATGCTTTCCATCTGAATGTAAATCCTAACAAATGATGAGCACCGACACTGAGAATGATATAAGGAAAGAGTTCGGTTGCAGGATATTCATCCCATTGAACTGTCAGGTCAAGTAGGGCAAACTTTTTAAATCTGAGGACTTGAATAAACCATTCCTTACCATAATCCTCATAGGTTTCGTAATCTAGGAGTTTCATTTGTTTGGGCAATGAAGAACGTATTTGTATTCAGAGAGTTGACGATAAGACCAGCGTAGAAGATCACAGTCCTTATAATGATCCACCACTTCAAAATTAGATTGTGGTTTTGGTGGTTCTTTCGGTTGTGTGTCCAGTGCTACGTTGATCATATACACCAGAGAGAGTGATGACATACCTAGGACAGCACCCAGAATAACAGCACGAGTGTATTCAAACTTGTTCATTTCATTCTATCGAGAATCTTTTCAACGTCAGGTTTGAAGAAATCCAGCGGTTTCTTACCTAGTAATTGTAGCACATATCCCTCAAAATCGGTAGAATCCGATTCGTAGATGATATGACCGAAGTTGTTGTCACTCTCAGTATAATTATCAAGGTAATCTGCGAAGGTCAGAAATACTGCCATAGCACGAGCTTTATCGTGCTCCGTGAGTGTTGGATTTGGATGTGCGATGATGCACATAATCACGTTGAATAGTTCCGCAGGTGTATAAGAAAATGCGGGAGCATCTTCATTTAGTTTCAGTGGATTAGTCATTTGATTCATCAGAATAGTTCACATAAAGATTGTCACCACCGATGTTAAGGTGATAGATTTTACCGTTGTTGAGATAGATTCCCAACCACACGGCACGTCCCTCTTCCATCGTCTCATAGTGTAGCATACGAACGTCCTCTAGGACAATCTCATCAGGATTCTTAATAAATCGGGTCATCGTAAATTTTGTTTAATTTTGTTGAGGCAATCGTTGAAACCTTCTACAGAACATTCAACATAGACATTCTGTGATCCTTGTGCGGATTGTTCTTTAGGTAACCACGCTTCAATACGATCAATCAAATCATTGATAGAGGTTTGTTCCGTAAAAACATCATCCCACCAATCATAAATCACATCACGAAGAGTTTTTGTTTCTGATTCTACTCTCTTATACTTCACACCCATAATGGTTGCGGTGTCTCCTTCTATGAGAACTTTTGAGATGTCAATTTCTTTAGTCATTTGTGATTTCAAATAAGGACAAAAATCATAGTCAAAACAGGCACTTTGAGAACTGGCAGATGTTTCTACATCATCAGGAGCATAACACCAACCACAATCATAGTATTTACAAGCAGTCATTTCAGTTTCCTCAAAATCGTGGTGGTTTCTTCCTGCCAGAGTTTTGGTTTCCTACCCTCTGTGAGTTTCTCATTATACCACGTTTCAGCACCCCAAAGAGTATCAAAATATGCTTCTTTACGAGTGCGTTGAGTGTCTGATTTCCAACTGACTAGGTATTTGGTTTCAGTCATAGGTTCTCCAACTCATCACATACATCAAGTATAGCACGGGCATCAAGCACCATATCCTCTACATCCTCTTTAAATTGATAGTATTGGAGTTCTGCTACTAACTCACGGAGAGCATTAGCAATCTCATACCCATCAACATTACACGGATGTGGTTCATTCTTCCAGAAGGCTTCAAAAACTTTTTGTGCTACTTCTTTTTTGTTAGTCATTTTCCTCCATACAAGGATACTTAAACTCTACACCAATCTGTTCTAAAAGTGTGCGGGCAAAGGTAATCTCACCATAATCAGAACCATCTTCAAAAATATCCCAACTGTGGTGTGGGTATTCATAATCAGGATTTAGATTATAACAAGTTGGTTGTTCTGCGTAATTTTTGAGAACTTTGAGGAGATGTGTGAGTTTTTGTTCGTCAGTCATCAGATTGCCTCCAATTCAGTAGCAATATCTAAAATTGCCTCACGAATACTTTCATTTCTTGTTTCAAGTGCTTCATCCCACTCTCTATGCCCCGAAAAACAGGCATAATTTTCAGGGGCAACATTATCAGCAAGAACACGAAGAGCAGCAGCAAAACCCTCTCTAATTGTTCCTCCGTGAGAAAATACTTCATCAGCAGCATCTATGATTGCTTGTGTTTGTGTAGAAAGTTTAGTCATACATTCTCATCTCCCATATCAATAGAACACATCTCATAACCTTCATAATATCCTTCCCATTTGCACTTATCACAAAGTTCTCGGGCAAACTTTAAGAGTTGTAAAGTATCTGCCTTCCAACAAATGTCCTCCCACTTTTCAAGAGTTAGGTGATTTTCAGCAAGTTGTAGGATTTGTTCTTCAGTCATCGGTTTGGTTGCTTATGAGAGTATTATAAGGCATCACAGGGGCATTTGGAGTGCCTCTGTGCCAGTTCTTCAGGTGTCCTCAAAACTTCTCTTCAATATCTTTTTGGGTTGCTACTTCCACATTAGGATAACTAACATCCTCATAACCACACAATCCCAAATCCTCAATCAGGTCTGTAACAAGATTATCACACAAATAGTCAGTAAAAAGTCCTTCATCAAGGTTTCCATCATTCGTAAGCATATCATTCTTATGCTTTTCAGGGTCAAACCTCACATAAAAGGTCACTTTATAACCTTTTAGATTTTTTAGATTATCTTTGTGTTTTTGTTCTTCCTTATGTTTTTGGATTTGGAGTTGAAGTTCGTTGATTTGGTCTTCGGTCAGTTGAGAGAGGTCAATCATCGGTTTGGTTGCTTATAAGAGTATTATAGACCAATAGGAGACCTTGTGGGGTCTCCCTGTGCCAGTTCAAAAATTGGTCAAAACCTCAAAAGTAATTCTTTGTGTGCGAGTTTGATGTTCATAATCCATATTCATAGAAGTTACTTGTGCCTCTTTGTTTTTTACCTTTTCAGCAATCTGTAAGAAACTATCGTTAATACTATCAATATCGTGAGTTGTGAGTTTTGTGATTGGAATAGTAGAAGTATCCCGAAGTTCTTTCAGTTTTTCTGTGTGTGTCTTTTGTGGTTTTGGTTCTTCCTTCTTTCCGTAGAGTTCTTCGTATTTTTGTAGGAGTGGATTAGTCATTTCATTCCAATCAGTTTAGCAAATTCAGGTGTAATAGAAATGTTTTGAGTTCTCACCAGTTCTCTTACTTCTTTACGAAGATTTATCCACTTTTTGTAGTAATCTTGTGATGCTTTTTCTGCTCTATTTTTAGCATCAAAGTCGCACTGGTGCTCGTAAGTTCTGGTTTCGTAGTATCTCATCCGTCCTTCTCATCAATCCAATAAAAACCAAGACAAGTTTTCATAAAGAACCTCACAATCGCATTCGGTTTATCAGGCATATAATACCTCAAATACCTACGGTTTCCATTTGTATAATAACCTTCGTGGTTTTTCCCCTGTTTGATTACAAGAGAACTTTCCGCAGAACAACCAGTCGCAACAAACTGGGAGTAATCAAGAGTAAGTTTTAGTGGAAACTGTCCGTGCTCCTTCGCATAATTAAAGTTCTCATTAATCTTATCAAACTTTTGATTGTATCTTTTTCCAGCAAAATAGTTAGAACACTCAAACTTTTCTTTTGTTGTCTTTATGAGAGCATCAATCTTCTCATCAAACTCTTGTTGGATTTCTTCAATACTCTTGCGTGGTGTTGAGAATTTAAGTTCAGGTGCAACATAAGGAATGGTAAAGTATTCCTTTGCGACTTCATATATTGGATTATCTTCATCCATAGAAGCAACCAACTCCATAGTATAAAAGACATTCTTCACATCTTTAACTGTTTTGATTGCATCTACATTAAGTTTATGATTTAGTCTTTCAGTCATTT